AGAAGAAGAAAAGGGGTAAAAAATCTCTTAGTGATTTAACGGAGGAATAGTATATGGCTACTCTTTTTACACCTTGGATCGATTCCCCGGACGATAGCTCCGGGGGAAACGTCTTTAGTCAATCGGATTTTGCTTCTGACTCACAGCGAACGAGCGGTTATGCTTCGGGTCAGACGATATCGTCCAAAAGACTGAATACAATACTTAGAGAGGTCTCTCTCATTACAACAGCATTGATGGATCAGTTTTGCCCGAGCTCAACGGTAAATCTTGTATCGAGCTTAGCGGATGTTAAGGGAGCATTGGCTAACGGAATTGCCAGCGTGAGTAATTTGTATGATTTGGGAGTTACTGTTGGTGGTCATACAACCGCAATCAATAACATGTCGACAGTGCTCGGTCAATTGAATAACTCAACCGTTCCTGCTCTTACAACGAGAGTAACGAATATTGAGAATGGAACGACAACAATTCCTAAAGCAACAAAAGCAACACAGGATGCCGATGGAAACGTAATATCGTCAAGTTATGCATCAAGTCTTAGCATAAACGGTACTGTATTGACTCTCAAGTCGAAGTCAAACGAAACTCTCGTATCAGCAACGATAACGAATGCTCTGAATGCGAGCACAGCGAGTTATGCAACGACTGCAGGAAGTGCGGGAAGTGCTGCGTATCTTGGTTCGAGCACTATTGGCTCGGGTAAGAAACCTATATACTTGAGCAGTGGTGAAGCAACAGAATCTTCTGAAACCGTAGGTGGAACGAAGAAACCTGTTTATTTGAGCTCAGGAACGATCACTGCTTGTAGTGCAACAGTGGGTAATTCTCATACTCCAGTGTATATGAGCTCGGGTACGATTACAGCAACAGGATATGATTTGCGTAAAATGCTCAATGCAAGTTCGCTTGATTTCAGCTCGAGTTCAACATACAAAAACGTAATGCTGTTTAATAAAGGCAGTTCGTATTCGATGAGCACACTCGGTGGTGCTGATTTGTACAGTGCTCTTGAGACAAAATTCAGTGCTTATACTGCAGGAAGTTATCCGATTGATATATCATATACGGATAGCTCAACGACTAAATACTTTACTGGATTTATGTCAATTACGACAGGCACGAACAAATCATATCAAGTGAATGTAACGAGTATTGACGGAGAAGTAAATCTTATCTTTAGAATCACGTCCAATTCAAACTCGACGTACGATCTTGTGATTAAGAGAATAGATAATCCTCTCGGTACGACTCCTAATGTTGGATCAACAACGGATATGACTTGCACGAGCATATCGATTTTGGGAGCGAGCGGCTCGTCAACGAGTACACAGACTGCGAAAGGAAAAAAGATTTCTTGGACCGCATTTTAATTAATTGATTTATTTATAGGAGGAGTTTAGATTATGGAATTTAATATTAAGACTTTACCGAACGATTTCAGAATTGCAAAAATGAACGCACTCGAAGCTCTTGCGATGAGAAGTGTGATTGACTTTGATAATTTTGAATCAACGTATAAAATGTTAACGTTGATTATCGAGCATATCGAGGTCAGGTTAGATGACAAGTGGCTGCCAGTGAAAGAAAAGGGAAGAGAGATATATTATCCAGTTGGAATCGAAGATAACATTTATGCTCTAAATGAACTCGTTGAAGTGTTTTTAAATGATTATTTTAAACCGCTTTTTCTGAAATCCGACGTATCGAAGAATTAACAGATGCAGGTATCGTCGGAGAACAATTTGATCTCGTATCTTCTTCGAGGTTACATCCCATAATCTATACTCTTATCACTTGCAATTACGCAACGCTGAAGGAGATACGAGATGACTATTCTGTTGATGAAGTGTTAGACTTATATGAGGCATGTATGATCAACCTTTACAACAAAGCTCAAATGATGCAAAACAACAACAATAAAGGAGGGTAAGCATGGATTCATATTTACAAACTGTAATCGAGGTTGCTCCTAAGTTAAATACTGGTGCGTACAAGCGAATCGAGGATGAGATGAACAGACTCGGTAAGCTTGACATATTCGGTAAGGACAATCTCGATAATTTTATAAAAGCTCGTAAAGAGTTTCAAGCTCTTAGTGATAAGGCAAAAGAATTAAGACAAGGTCTTAAAGCAATTGAAGATATTACAGGTGCAGAAGCAGAGAGTGCTCGAAAAGATTTACAAGACAAACTCAAAGCAATAGAAGACGAACTTTCTCGTCGAGGCGGTAGATTCGAAAGTTTTGGTAGAGAAACTGAAAAGGAAACAAAAGATGGTAGAAATGCTGCTGAGACTTTGATGTCTGCGGGAACTACACTCGGGAATTTCGGAAGACAATTTGAGATGTCAACGAGCACATTCGGCAGATTTGTTGGAGATTTCTCTTCGGGTATCGGAACTGCAATGAAAGACATTTCGAGTTTATTGTCTGCTGAAAATGCAAAACAAAGACAAGCAGCTTTAAGTAATATTCTTGATTCTGCATTGAGTGCTGTCGGAAAGTTATTGAGTGATAGCTTCTCTGAGTTAGAGAACATTTTGGATTTTTCGAAGTTATCAAACGAGGAAACAAGAGAATTGATGTTCGGTTACGGATTTTCTTCTTCGCAAGCTTACGGATATAGTAAAGCAATGAGTGTTCTCGGTTTTCGCAGTGAAGAGGATTTGTGGTCTTCGACAGATCAAGAGAAAACACAATTTATCGAAGCATTTACAAGGTATACAGAAAAATATAACGAATTGTACGATAGCGGAATGTTCGAAAAAATGCAAGAGTACAACGTTGAAATGGCAGAGTTCAAAGAGGACTTGAAGCTCGAGGTTGTTGAGTTTTTCATGGATAATAAGGATGTTATTAAATCTGCGATGGAAGCTCTTATTCATATAAGCGAAGGAATTATAAAAATAATTGCTCAGCTCGGAGATATAATAGACGGTCCGAAAGAAGATAGAACGATGTCTCAGAGATTAGCGGATCAAGCATCTATTCTCAATAATTATTCAAATTTGAAAACAACAAATATTAGTATAGATAACACATTTAACAACGTGGCTAAAGAAGATCAAGGATGGCTTGCTAACGCAGGACAATTAGTATACGAACCTGTTGTTAAAGCTTTCCAGTAAGGAGGTAAACGTACATGGCATATATGTCTGTGGTTATGGAATATGACGATATTGCATATGGATCAAGCGGAGAGATAACTTCGAGAACTCCGATGACTATCTTTCTTGACTCTGTCGATGATATTACAGTAAATGAATCATCAACATTGACTGCTCATCCGGTTGCTTCGGGATACGAGATCGCTGATCATATGGTGAGAAATCCGGTAACGATGGATATAAATGGAGCATTCTCGATGAATGGTTCGAGTAATATATTGATTCGGAATGACGATAGCAGAGTGTCTACAAGTAACTTGTCATTAAAGAATTTTCAAAAACAATTTAAGAGAATGAAGGATGAGGGCTTCAAATGTAAAATTACAAAAATTGTAAGAGGTACAGGAGAAGTTCGTTTTTTAGCACGAGATAATATGGTGCTTACAACAATTCAATGGACAGAGAAAATCAATTCAGTGAGTTTCAATTTTAATTTCAAAGAAGCAATGAGTGCAGATATTGTCACAATACCTTATACTCAAGAAGATGAGAATTTGCCTGCACAAACTCAACCGAACGTAATGAGCTTTTCATCTGTTCTTGTAGACTGGAATGCAATTACAGCATCTGTCAATGCAATTTTAGATGAAAATGGTTTAGTTGAAAAAAAATTTTGGGAACAGTTGCAATCTGTTGATTGGACTACATTCGCTTTTGGAGCTGCTGCCTCGTCGTTGGTAATAACTGCTGGTGCTCTTGCAGCTGCAAAGGTTGGAATTTTTGCAGCTCTTGTATCAAATCCTGCAGGTTGGATTGTTGCAGGAGTGATTGCTTTGGGAGCAATTGGTGTTTTTGTATATAAAGCAATTTCAAATGCTATTACGGAAGCAAAATTACAAAAAAACTATCAAATTCAGCAATTCAAATATTATGAAGACGATCAAAAACAATTACAAGAAAATGCAAGGTATATGAATTTTATTGGTAGTATTCATAGTTTGTTAACAGATACATTAAATAAAAGTTTTTATGTATATCGCATTCCGAGCAATGAACCGCAAGAATGTTATTTAACGATTGGCGATACATATTATGATTTTAAGTTTAATAAAAATAATACTAATAATACATGGAATATTACAGTCACAGACCCAATGTCAAATGATAAAACCGTTGTTGCCAATAAATCAAGTGCTATAGCTAAGTCGACATTTGATCAATGTACATCATCAAATTATTTATTTAAAGACGGTCCAACAGGAGCATATGTATATTTTATATATTGCCCTGATAAAGAAAATATTGATTATTCAGTTATTCCTGAATTTTCATCTTCAATGATTGGACAAAGTTTTATGAGTCAAGAAAATCAAAATAAAGCTGATCCAAATCGTAGAGATTTAAGTAATTATTGCATACTCGTTTCAACGGTAAAACCTGAACAATTTATGACATTAGTCAAAGAAACAATAAACAACGCATTGTTGAGGTGATTATATGAATAATGCATGGATGAGAGTTCTTGAAGTTACTCTCTCAAGTCAAAAACATAAAAAATCACTTACGTTCGGAACAAACTGGAAACGTGGTAAGGACGATTTAAATATCAGTATCACTGGAAACAAGTATATGAGTATGTTAAAAGATTCCTTTACCATCAAGATAAGCAATCTCACTTATAGCGAGGTTATTCAGATAATTAGCGGTGAATTTTACGATGTTGAAATTCGATGTGGATATCGACATGGAAATATTCAAACAATCTTCAATGGTGGAGTGCTCTATATAACGAACTCGGTGAACTCAGCACATACAAATACAATTATCATTCTTTGTGCGAGCAAGGTCGTTGCAAGATTCGGTCAATCGAGAATGAACTTAACTCTTAACTCCGGGATTAACATGTATTCGGCATTAAAATTTATTTGCAAGAGAGCTGGAATAAATACTGCAAATATATCAAATGCTTTAACTAAAACATTTGTACAAGAAACGATAAACGTAAATGATACGTTGCCACAATGGATTGAGAAACTTACAGATGCAAATAAAACGTTTATTCCGAATGCGGATAGCTCAGTGAATGCAAATAATATACTTTCGATATTCGATGCACAAAGAACGAACGCACGAGTATTTAAAATTGATACGAATAATATAAGTATGCAGACTGGATATCCGAGGTTGACTTCAGACGGATTAACAATAACATTGTTACCAACACAAGCATTTATGTGCGGTGATGTTATTCAAATAGATAATTCGTTGTTAAATATCTCAGTTCGCTCACAGAGTGAAATGTCTAAGAATTATGCTAAGTATTTTGATGATAAAGGATGCTATATGATATATCAAATGCAATATAACTTGACAAATCGATCTTCTGAGTTCTCGGTCGAGATAACAGGTAAATCGAGATCGCTCGTTTCAAGTTTTATGGGAGTGAAATAAATGGCAAATATTATTCAAAATCAAACCGGAAATAAGAACGTAAGCTCGGACTTTACACGAGTTATGATGAGTGTTAAATCAAACATCATGCGAGATTTACACGTTGCAGATATTTGCAAGGTCACATCAATTAAAAATGATGCTTACGGAATCACAACGTATATGTGTACTTCGATTGAGGACGGATCGAGAACAATTCAAGCGTTTGCAGTAAGCAACATAACAGTCAATGTTGGCAATGCGGTTTTAGTATTGTTTTGCGATGATGATATCCGAGCAAATTACAGGAGAGTTAAATCATCTCAAGCGACATTAAATAAGGAAACAACAAACAAACACTCAACAGAGTATGGAATTATTGTCGGTATTATATAAAGGAGGTTTAATATAAATGGCAAGTATTAACGAACTTATCAAAATAACAAATGGAGGAGTGTATATCGCTCCATTTACCGATATTCGTTCTGCAATTATCGAAAGATATAGAACAATTTATGGTTCTGATATTGATTTGAGCACAGGATCAGCAGACGGTGTGTTTGTCAATGATCTTGCACTTATAATTAACAACATTCTTCAAACGGTCAATACGATGTACGCAAATCTTGATGTCGATAGTGCATCAGGTGTATATCTTGATACTCTTTGTGCATTATCGAATGTAACGAGGAAACCTGCAACGAAGTCAAATGTATATTTAACACTCACATATAGTGGTGACTCTCAGATAACTCTCTCAGCACAAGATTTGGTCTTTGTTGATAAATCGGGTCTTGAATGGTCTGCACAGCAAGAGCAAACGTTCAATCCGGGAGAGACTGTGAGCGTACAAGTATTTTGCGAGCAAGAAGGTGCTATACAAGCTCCAGCAGGTTGGATATATCAATTGATTGATGCTTCTCTTCCGATAACAGTTTCACAACCTAATCCGGCTAATGTCGGAAACAATGCCGAAATGGACGGAGAGCTCAGAGCTCGCAGAGCACAAAGTTCGGGTGCGAATGGTGTGACAACACTTGGAGCACTCACAGGTGCTTTGCTTAATATTGTCGGAATTGATGATGTTAAAGTTGTTAACAACAATACTGGTTCTGCGGTTAGTTTGAGTGATGGATCAACAAACGCAGCTCATTCGGTGTATGTGGTTTTGAGATATGATGACGGAATTGTTATTCCTGATTCGACAATCGGAAAAATAATATATGAAAAGCTTACTCCCGGAATTGGAACTTCTCAATGCACAGCAAGCAGCGGAACGGCTAAATCTTATATTTATGTTGCAGAAGTAAATGATATATATCAAAATATTCAAAATCAAAACGTATATTGGAAACAAGCTGTTCCGATCAATCCGACAATTACACTCACGATAAATGTAAAAGATTTCTTCTCAACCGATGAGTTTGAAAGTATTGCAAATTCCTTAATGTCATATGCTAACAGACTTCCGATAAATCAAGCATTAACGGCTAATGATTTGATGGTGCAGTCGGTGTATGCTGATCCAACGTTCAAAGGACAAGCAACATATACTGTGACGAGTGTATCAGCTTCGAGCTATACAAACAATCTCACATATTACAAATACACAAGATATAGCGTACCGCAAAGTGGATCGGTGTACGTTGACGGACAATCTTCCCCGACAACAACAATCACTATGGGTGCATTCACTCTTGACAGTATTGATTTTACACTCTTTAACAATTGCGTTGTTAACGAGTATAATTATGTATATCCTCTTGATAGTCAAAATAGATTTGTATATGATAATACAACATACAAGATTGTAACAACAGGATATCCTCAGGCAGTTCCTACGCAATATATAATTACAATTGAATAAGGAGGTCGTTTTAATATGACAGATGCTCATGTTTTAAATGATAAACTTTCGACATTCAAATATTATGAACAAAAGCTTCCTCTGTACTTGCAGAACTCATATGGATTCAAAGAGCATTTTCGTATTTGGTTTGACTTACTCGTACAAAACGGTTCGCTTTGGTTTAATCAGTTGATACAAAATGGAAACTTTGTCGATACAAGTGTATGGACTAAATATCAGTGTACGCTTACAGTATCAGATAATATTGGATATATTAAGTTAACATCAGCAGCGACAACATCAAGATTTCAACAAGTTCTTAAATTATCTGTTGGACACAAATATTTTAATACTGTCACATTGTTATCGCCAAAATCAACAAGCTATTTGGTTGCAGCATATAGTTCAACAGCATCGGCAACAAGAGCAATTCGATCGGGTACATTAACCGCAAACACAAAAACGACAATATCAGGTATTTATACACCTGCAATTGATTCAAATGTTATAAGATATCAGTTTAACCGGAATGGTGATTTAGCAATTAACGATGTTGTTCAAATGTCAAATGCAATGGTTATTGATTTGACTGAAATTTTTGGTGCAGGAAATGAACCTGCAACAGTCGAAGAATTTGAAGCGTTATATCCAAAGGATTATTATGATTATGATCGGGGAAGTATGTCAACAAACGCAATAGCATCAACAATAGATTTATTGTTTGAGATGCTTAACATATTCGATTTGAATTGTACAGAAAATCATCCTTCGGGATATGAATCAAATCAGCATTTTCTCAGTTTTATAAATTCAATTGAAAATTCTGAAAATGGAACAAAATCCGATATTTTGGATAAAATAGGAAATTTGTTCGGATTAAAGAGAAGATTTTCGATTGATGTTAGTGGAACGACGTACGAGCTCAATCTTAACAATGCGGATTTCTTAACACTTATAAGATGTACGATAATTAAGAACTATTTTGACGGATCATTTGAACAGATTAGCAAATATTACAAAGATGCAGGATTGCCTGTATTTGTTCTTACTACTGGTTCTGCACAATGTGAAATGCATTTGATTGATTTGGAAGATAGTGAGTATGCACAATCTGCAGACATACAGAAAATGTTCTTAGCAGGATTGCTTACGGTTGAAAGTGTCGGAATCTCGTATACTTACTCAATACATACAATCAACAATTTGGCAATATTCGACAGCGAAGACAGCTCTAACACATTTGATAATGGGGTGATGGTAATATGAGATGCAGAAATATCGTAAATGGCGATATTGTATGGTTCGGTTCAATTGGAGTGAATGATGACGGAACAGCAAAATTTGCGAACGAGGATCATACGAGCTATGTTGATAACACAGACGGAACAGTCGCTTCGTTAACAGAGAGGTTAAGCGTTATCAAGAATGAATTGTGGTATGATATGCGATATGGTATTCCGCTCATTGATAAAGTGAGCTCGAAATCAGAAATGGACGTATTTATAATTCAAATAGTGAGCGAGCATCCCGACGTTGTATCGGTTACAAATTTCGAATCGAAAATGATACAGCATAATTACAGTTGTAACATGACGATCAACACGATTTACGGAGATATAAGTTTGAGCATTTGATTATATCATATTTTAACTATAATATATAATATAATCAAGAAAAAATAATCTCATTTAAAGGAGTTAACATAGATATGCTTGAAGCGGTAATTGTTGCTATAATAACAGGAGTTTTTTCATTGACAGGGATATTATTATCTTCTAAAGCTACACAAAATAAAATTATGGCAGAATTAAAAACGCATCAAGCGGTCACAGACACAAAACTCGAAGCTCTCACTCGAGAGGTCCGAGAGCATAATAACTTTGCTCGGAGAGTTCCCATACTCGAGGAGCAAATGAAAGTTGTAAATCATAGAATATCTGATTTAGAAAATGAAAGGAGAGGTGCTTAATGTTTAAGGATTGGCTTAAAGCAGCTGGAATAAGAGCACTAAGAACTATCGCACAAACCGCAATAGCAACAATAGGAGTTGGCTCGTTGATCTCTGAGGTCGATTGGCTTGCTGTTGGATCAGCAGCTTTGCTCGCAGGAATTTTGTCGTTGTTAACGTCTATTGCTGGTTTGCCGGAATTAGAATTGGCAGACAAACTTGCTGCTAAAGAGGAGGAAAAAGAAATTGCTGAAAATAGCAATGAAGGAGATGAAAGATAATGATTTTAAAAGAATGTATCTTCACTCAAAACGATTGTTATAAATCAGCTAATTTAATTGACGGACTTCCTACAGGTATTGTTGTACATTCGACTGGTGTAAATAATCCAGCGTTAAAAAGATATGTGCAACCCACAAAAGGAACAAGTAATTATAGCGAAGTAATACTCGATTTAGGTCTTAATCAGTATGGTAATTCGTGGAATAATCCGGGTATAACAAAATGTGTGCATGGGTTTATTGGTAAAAATGCACAAGGAAAAATAGAAAAATATCAAACATTGCCTTTTAATATGTGTTGCTGGGGATGCGGAAAAGGTAAAAATGGATCATTTAATTATAATCCGACAGCTCATATTCAATTTGAAATCTGTGAAGATGGATTGACGGATTCAACATATTTTAATAAAGTTATGAGAGAAGCACAAGAATTTTGTGCTTATTTGTGCAGAAAGTATAATTTAAAAGTTGACGATATTGTATCTCATAAAGAAGCTTATGATTTAGGATATGCATCAAATCATGGCGATATAGATCACTGGCTTAAAAAGTTCAAGAAAGATATGGCTTGGTTTAGAAACGAGGTCCAAAAAATTCTCGTACCGGAAGAAAACTCAAAGCTCGTTGTTGGTAACATTGTTAAGGTTGATAAGGGAGCAACATGGGCGAACGGTAAGAAAATTGCTTCTTGGGTATTCAATTCGAGAATGTACGTTCGTAAAATTGATGGCAACAATATAACAATATCGATTTTCAAAATCGGACTTAACACTGGTATAATTGATAAAAAATACTTAACAAAGGTGTGAGAAGATGAAATTTTTAATAACAGAAAGACTGAGCGAGCACAGAAGTAAAACTCCTGAAGGATATTTGATTTGCTTAGATGCTATCCTTGCTCGTACCGGAAAGCAAACATATCGCAAGAATGAGATTTTTGCGGATTCAAACGATGACAGTGAAATAGAAGTTGATCGTACTGAGGACGAAGTTTTTTCTCCTGCAACACTCGCATCATTTGAGAACAAACCGATAACTGTTGAGCATCCCGATGAAGATGTAAATGTTCACAATTATAAAGAGTATGCCGTTGGATTTGTCAGAGATGTTCGTAAGGGCAGCATAGATGGAAAACCTGTAATGCTCGGTAATCTCGTTATAACAGATGAAGAAACTATAAAAGAGATCGAGAATGGCGAGCACACAGAGCTTTCTTGTGGATATGATTGCGATATTGAGGACGAAGAGCATCCTTGTCAGAAGAATATAAGAGGAAATCACGTTGCTCTCTGTGAACAAGGTCGAGCAGGTATTGCGAGAATTGTTGATAGTGTAAACGATTCTCTTGTTGGTAAGAAAGTAAAAATAAAATCTCCTGATTCGTGGGCTAACGGAGAATGGGGAATTGTATTTAGCGAGGATGGAGATGACGTATTCGTGGGAATTGCTGGAGATAAAAATTCTCAATTGATTTTTGGTAAGAATGAAGTGAAAGTTATGGATTCTGTAAATGATAGTGTGCTCTATAAAGGATATAAAATTGATGAGCACGTTTATTTACACAACGAGGAAAAAGGATTCAAATACGAAATCACAAAGAACGGAATAATCGTTGGTGGAGCAAATTCTCTTGACGAAGCAAAAGCTAAAATCGATAAAGGGTTGAAAGATTCTGTTGACGATGCGAGATCATTTAAAATTCCAGCAGGAACGACAATTAAAATGATAAATCGTAGTCCATATAATTCAAACGCAAAGCTTATAGAAGGTACAAAAGCAATAACAACAAACAAGGACATTGTTGCTTCAGATATTGCATCTCTTCGTAAACAATGCGAGCAATTATTTGTTAAAGCATATAATTCACAGCAAGGAACTGACTGGGGATGGAGCGACGATTTTAATATTAAACAGTTCGTACAAGATGCTATAAAGAAATATGCTGAGGATAAACTTGGCAGACGGTTTACTCTTGAAGAGCAAAGTGATGGAAGCATAAAAGCAACGAACGAGAGCGGAAGAGTTAAGATATTTGAAAACTGGCAAGAAGTTCGTGAAGAATTTTCAAAGAGAAACATTACAATACTTGATGATGACAAATTTAATAAAGCGACTGAACAGGCATATAGAGCATTAAAGTTTGGTGCGATGAATAGCGAAGCTGTTATACAAGAATTAAAACGTACATTTGGTCTTTCTTATGATGATGCTAAACGAGCTTTTATGAATGCTCATATGAAATATGAGCTTGAAGATTCCGTACAAGATGTTAAACCTCGTGAAGATGAATCAAAAGACGAGTTCATAGCGAGATTTATGAGAGAGACAAAAGAAGAATATCCCGATGAAAAACAAAGACTTGCTGTTGCTTATAGTTATTGGAATAAGAAAGATTCTGTACAAGATGCTGATAAAATTCAATATATAATTCATAAACAATTGGATGCTGATGACAGACAATCTTTAAGACAGCTTTACAAATTAACAATCATTAGAGTGAGTGGATCGGGAACGGTTGTTGAAGGTACAAAATCGCAAATTGAAAGTATGATCGAAGAGTGGGGATTAAAAGGACATTACGTTGATTCTATAGAAGATAAACTCGTTGATCCTCCTCAAGACATCATAAATAATTTTGAGAGACAGCTTAAAGCAAACGGTGTTATTATTACAGCGACTGGAAAAACAATGATTCTTGGAAGAAATCATTATCAAGTAAAATATTATGGAAGCGGTCGAGAATTAAATAGTATTTTCGAGAAAATAGATCAATACATGAGATCAAAAGAAATTCCTATGACTTGGAGTATAGCAAGTGATACTGAAAATAATATATGCACTGCCGGAATTGATCTTGACAAAATGTATGTAAAAGATTCTACAAAAGCTCAGAAAGCTCAGAAAATAGTCAGAGTAATAAAAGCAATTAAAAAATGAATACCTCTTTTTAAAACTTCTCCTACACTTTCAGCGACAAGTGAGCAAGTCGAGTGCTTGCCTCCTCGAAACTACTCATTTGTTGTTGGAAGATATCAAAGGGAGGAATTTAATATATGACATTAGAACAAGCAATTAAAAAGTTACCGAAATATCGTATTGAAATTGGTGTTATTGCTGGAAAGACTAAACGAGATAAGGAGACAAAGGGTGTAACGAACGCAGAGCTCATGTTTATACACGAGAATGGATCGCCTTTGAACAATATTCCTCCTCGTCCAGTGCTTGCAATGACAATCAATCATGCACATGAAGGTGACTTGAAAAACGCATTGGATAAAGCAACAAAAGCTTTTGTTGATAGTGGCTTTGACGAGAATGCAATGTCACGAGAATTACAAAATTTTTGTTTGGAACTTGAAAATTATGCTCGAGATATTATCTATTCAAACGACGGAAGACTTGCACCAAACTCGGAAAGTGTAGCAGCTGAAAAAAGAAAAAAAGCAATTCGTAATGCACGAACGGCTGCTGATAGACAAGCTGCTATGCAAGATAGCGGAAATCATCCGTTGTTTGATACTGGACAATTAGCTCGAAGCATAACTTGTCAATTAGTTAAAATATATAAATAAGGAGGAAGTATTATGATCACAGTACAACATAACGGAATTTTTAATGAGTATTATGGATTGTCCACAGACACAAAACCTGTTGCAGATGGGTTAAATGGAAGCACTTTCTATGAGATCGACACAGGAGATTTGTATATGTACAATGAGGATGGGAATACTGGAGAAGAATGGGTTAAGCAAGGTGCATAAGTTATGACAAATTATTTATCTAAAATATTTGCTCTTAAAAACAAAATGCCATTATATTCAAATCATTTAAATACGATTTTATCACTTAATGGTGGCGGGAGTCCTTCTGCGCCTGTACCGTATCAATTGATAGAAAATGGTGATTTTGCAAGTACAGATAAATGGAGTGGTACAAACTGTGCAGTAAGTGTTACCTCAAATAACGTTGGTGTTGCAACAGTAAGTACGGTTAACAGTGCCATACGCATAACACATGAGGCGTTTGAAATAACAAAAGATCATAAATATTATTATCAAATATTTGTGTATCCTCCAAAACAAATTAAATTCAGAATATCTCGTGGCACTGCAGCAATTATAGATAGAACTATTTCAGGTGGTGACTGGTCAAGAATAGAGGGTATTTATTCATCCACTACTACTACTTCTGATCTTACACTTCGTTATTATTTTGATCGCGATAGTGTTTTAACTAAAACACAAAAAGTATATTTTTCTTGGGCTCAGTTAATCGATTTAACTGCAACATTTGGAGCAGGTAACGAACCTACGACTGTAGAAGAAGTAAATGCGTTATATCCAAACAGTTATTATGAATACAATCCTGCTGAATAATTAAAATAATTTTAATTTTGATTATATTACTTTTTAAAAGTAATTTATAATAAAAACATAATAAAAAGAAAAGGAGACTTAGGTATGAAGAAATTTCATGTCAAAGATGAAGACGGAGAAGTTTTCGAGGTCGAAGAGATAGACGAAGCTCCCGAGTCTTCCGAAGAAATCGAAGAATCTGTCGAATTGACAAAAGACGAAATTCTCGCACTCAAAGGTCTCGCAGCTGTTTCTGAAAAACTCATGAAACTCGTTGCTGATGTTGAAGATGCATGCAAAGATGAAGATGAGGAAGAAAAAGAAGAAAAAGAGCTCGAGGACGAAGAGGAAGAGAAAGAGCAAATCGAAGAAGTTATCGACAGTGACGAGGAAGAAGAAATCAAACCTCGTGATTCCAAAAAGTCTTTCGGTGCAATCGAAAGAAAAGCAAAATCTCAGGATTCTCTCGACGAATCTCTCGATGTTGAGAATGCTTGGGCAAAAAGATATGGAGGTACAAAATAATGGGAATGATCATTGGTTCGTCAATTAAAAAACTCATGGTTGGTTATCCCACAGTATCAGACAAATATGACGTAGCTGGAGCAACCGTTACTGGTTCTTCTGCGGTTAAATTTGGTGATCCTCTGATGTGGGATAGCGGAACGCAAAATGCTAACGGATATTATGTAAAGAAAGCTGCTTCTACTGTAACGGCTGCTAACTTTGCTGGATTCGCCGTAGCAACAAACGTTAAACTTGCATCAGGATTCCCCGGAACTACGGTTGAAACTGTTGCTGGTGAAGCGATCAATTTGCTTGTCAAAGGCTACATTGCAGTTGATATAGCCGCAAGTTCGAGCATCAAATCTTCTATACTTCCCGGAGCTAAACTTTACATCACAAGTGCTGGTGTTCTTACGCTGACTTCTTTGAACAACGTTGATACCGGATATGTTCTTACTGGTGCTTTCGAGATAGTTGAAGAAGATTCTGCTGGCTCTAACTACGAGTATATCATCGAAATCGGTAAAGAATAAGGAGGAAATATAGATGGCTGAAATTTTTACCCCGAGCACTATTGAGAAAAACTTTTTCGTAGATAGCATAGCTCCTGAAAATCGTGGTACTACTCTTTCAGTTAACAAAATGTATAGAGGTATAAAAGTACCGGGAGTTCATGATGCCAAAGTTCATGATACTAACTTTGCTTTCTTGACCACAACGCTTGCAAAGCTTCATAACACTCTTTATGAACCGAAACATTACACGACTTACGCTAACGATATTCCGATAGATGTTGGTGGCGGTTTCGTTGATTATGTTTCTTACTACACTGTCGATTGGGCAGGAATAATGAATGAGTTCCGCAATGTTGTTGGCAACAATGCTAACTACATTCCTCGTGTAAATGCTGGACTGAATCAGAAGAAAGTAAACGTCTTCACGTTCGAAGTTGCTTATGATCTTAGATTTATCGAACTCGAAAAAATGAAGAAACTTACTCTTCAGAAGAGCATTCAGGATATTTATCAGAATGCTATAGTTGCTGGATGGGATTTGTTCGTTCAGAAAGTTGCTTATCTTGGAATTAGCGGTGGAACTGGTCTCTTCAACGATGCTAACGTTCTCACTACTACAATAGATAACAGCTCCGCTTCCGGCTCTGATGTTGGATTCCAAGGCATGACGGATGCAGCGGTTGTTGCATTCTTCAACGGTGTCTTCGAGACCTATTTGCTTAACTCCAACATGAACATCACGATTCTTCCTGATACGTTCCTTGTTCCTACGTTTGTTGGTGCTGATCTTACGAGCAGATTCTCTTCTCTCTACACCTCTACTCTCCGTAAGTTCATAATCGACCACAACCTCGGACTTGATGAATCTGACGGAAACGTGAAGATCACGATAGCTTCGAGACCTGCACTTAACTCTTGCGGTTCTCATGGTCGTATCGTTGCATATAAGAAAGAAAAAGAGTTTGTACGCTTGGATATGCCTTATCCTATGCAGCATTACATCACTCTCCCGAATATCGAGAAAATGTCTTACACGAGTGCATTCGTTGGACAGGTTTCCGAGATTCAGCTTCCTTACAATGCATCTTCTACTGAGCTTGGTGTTGTCACATACTGGGATTTCACGAAATAATTATATGCTCATATATACCCGGCATGTATTTGGTATGCTTGTACATGCCGGGATTTTTAAAAAGAAGGAGAAATAGTTATGAAATTTAAAGTTAACAAAAAGTATGTTGTCGATGCTAAGTCACACGATGAAGCAATAAAAATTATAAAAAAGCTTCAAGATGCAATGAACACATATGAAATTCATTGGATTGACACATATAGCAAATCTAAAGGATATGATAAGTCTTTTTGGAGCTTTAAAGATACTGTTAAAGCAAATGATGTTGCAGAAGCATTAAAGAAACTCTCGGGAATTGTTGTTATGCGTGGTGTCGGCACAGCGAATTGTCTTGTTGTTAACGTGGCATCTAATACAGCAACATATCAATGGAGTGGAAAATTATCTGAATTATTAAATAAATCAAAAGAGCAGCTTGGTGATTGTGATAAAAAATCTATAAATCTTGATGATGCAACAGCAAGCGGAACTGCTGATTTAACGAGAATAATCAACGAATGGCTTGGAAGAATTAAAAAGACTGGAAAATATGATAGGGAAGATATTGATATAAACGGAAAAAGAGTAAAAGGCAGAATAAGACTTTCTTGGAATGGTATGCCTGTTTTAAGTTTTTATCCTAATGGCGGTTCTTTTTATGTTTTTAAAAATGGTTCAAGCGCATTAGATATTCCTTATGATCGCAATTCTATGACTGTTAAACAATCAGATATAAACAAACTGGTTGGTGAAATATTTGAAGCTTCCGATAAAGCAAACGAAATAACGAGTTTGAAAAACGAAAAACCGAAAGTTGTTGGATATGTCTTGGAAGGTATTGAAGGAGATCAATCTTCGGTTGCAAGAAGACAAATGCTCAACAAAACCGTTAGTTATGATAAAATATTAAGTTTTCTTAAAACGGAAGATGATAAGTTTCGGGCGAGTGGCAAAAAGGGATATGATAAAGCATACATTGACGTTATTTATTCGCTTGGTAAGCATAAATATAGAGTACATGGTGCTCGTTTTGATGTTGGAGACGGAAACGTTGATAGCACTTTGAGACGTGAACTTGGTTTCCCCGAAAGAGAGATTGAAAAATTCAAACAAACCGGGTATTCTATGTATGTAAAGCAAGTTGATTCTGTAAAAGATGGTTTGTCACATAGTGAAAGAGTAAAATTTATTTCCGAATTAACATTAGAATTACAAAAGCTCGGTTATCCTCGTGATAAAGCTAATGATATAGCAATAAAAAGAGCGGATGCTCTTGGGGATGATTGGAGAGCTCGCTGGGGAGGAAATATTTCTGCTCAAGTAAAACAAGAAATCAAATTTACTGAACCGTATAGAGATTCCGTTCATGACGAAGATGTTTCTCTCGATTATCTCATTAAAGATGAAATTGAAGCAATCAACGGATATAAAGCAATGATCGCTAAAACTAAAAATCCGAAATTGCTCGATGTTCTTTCTCATATTTTGAGCGAAGAAGTCATGCACGTTGAAGAATTGAGAAACGCACAGAGCGGAAATTTTGAGATTGTTGATAGCTCAAAAAAAGAACCGCATTCTTTTAGTTATGAAGGGATTCCTATAATTTTAACTTCTTATGGATGGAAATTTATTATTGATGGCAAAATTGTTGAAACGGCAACAAGCGATGAAGCAATGGAATATATTGATGCTTGTTTAAAAAAACGTAAATTTAATGATTTTTTTAATGATGAAATTTCTCCTGAGAAACAAGTTGGACTTAAAGTTACTATGCGTGATCCTGACTATATAGATTTTACTATTACAAACGATAATCAAAATTTATATAGATATGAAAAAGCAACAGGCAAAATGCGTAAAATTTTAGGTGTTGGACCTAATAATTTTGGGAATGCTATTCGTGGAATTGATAGAAAAAAAATCGAATCTGTAGCAAAAGAAGTCTTTGAGAGAAATTTACCTTTTGCAATAATAGCTTAAAATAAAAGGGAGTGATGTAAAATGGCAATAATTGGTATTCAGATTGATAAAGAAAATCCAGCATTCACTGCGAGTGATTTTACTTTTTGGATGCCTCAATTTACCGCATACATTGCTACTCAAGATGGTACTGCAGCTTTTAACAAACTTTACACACTTTGTAACAAAAAGATATTTTATTCAATTTTCGGTTCTGATTGGGAGCTTGCAATGAGCTATGCGATTGCACACTATTTAACTTTGATTGCTCAGCAAGTGCAAGCTCCATCAGGAAGTTCGTTATCTGAAATTGCAGGTGGTGGAGTTACTCGAGGAGTTCTTAGTTCAATGCAAATCGGAGATTTTCATAAAACGTATGAACTTGACAAATCTATGGTAAGTTCAGATGATGCAATGTTTTGGAATCAGACTTCTTACGGAGCAGCTTTAATGGCATTATACAAGACAAAGGCAGTACCTTCGATATTTGTTGTCACGTCAAATCCTATTCCGGGGGCGAACTGATATGTCACAAAATCACGTTATTGATCCGACATATTTCTATGATGCAATCGAAGAATTTTCGTTCAATTATACTATTTATGTAGTGACTGGAAAGTCTATTGATAATACGACAGGAAAAACACTTACAACGTTTACAACAAAGACTATTCGTGGTTCACTACAGTCGCATGGAACGAAATTACAGCAAGACCTTACAGGAAATACTACAACAATTGATTATAACTTTTATTGTAAGAGTTTGTATCGTATCAATATTGGGGATGTTATTGTTTATAAGAATAATTATCTGATGGTTACAGATGTGAATGATTATGATGAGTTTGGCTGTCGTTCTTGTTCTTTGAAACAAATTCAATTGCAAGCATATCGAGACCTCGCAGATTATGTTGCTTATTTGAATGGGGGTAAGATTGTATGACGGATATTAACGATATAAACTCAATCTTACGCTCAAAGATAATCGCTCAAACAGGATTAAATGGACAAATGGTAAGAGATGCGACTACTGAGTATGGAGCATATCTTGATCGTAATACAAGTGGGAGTGTGTTCGAGACAATTACTCCAACAAACACACTTATTCTATTCGAACTTCAAACGAGAACTGCCAATGATATGAGTTACACGAATGATGATAACTCAATTAGTTATTTCAGAAGTTACAGAATGCATGTAATGGTGTATGGTAGTGATTCCGATAATACAGCCAATAAGTTAGCTGCAAGATTGAGAACGGAAAAAGTTCGAAATGAACTTTTAGCATCCGGTGTATACATGGAGCATGTTAGTGAGCCAGTGCGTATAACGGAGTTTAAAAATAATATTGTTTGGTTTCGCAACGATCTCAACATTGATGTTGCTTGTGAGGTTACTATCACACAAGTATCAACCGATGCGGATTATGCGAGCTTTGACAAAATAAATATTATGAAATAAAGGAGAATAAACAATGAGTATTGATTTAAAACGTTTTGTTGATGTCAATATCAAGAAGCATGTACCTGCAACAGTTGTTGGTATTCGTGACACAGTTGTTGTAATCACTGCCGAAGGGTCTTCTACGACTCCTGTAGACGTAAGCTCATATTCTGAAGCAACAACCGATCTTGCTGGTATGACTACGACTCTTGCATACCTCAAAGTTTACTTTGACAATGGTGGAGTTAAGGCAAGAGTAATTGGTGATACTGCGATTGCAGATTTTGCTACAACAGTTGCTGGTCTTGATGACAAGTATATTTATGTTGTGTATGCAGATACGGATGCAAATGTAGCAACAACATATAGTGCATTAAAAACTGTGGCATCAAGCAGAGCTTCTTCAAGCACGATATATGGCATCAACGAGAAATTGATCCTTGCAAGAACAGAAGATAATACGGACACAGCTTCGGTTAAAAACTTTGTAGTTAAGTATTCTAATGTTCTTGGTGCAGAAATGACGATTGCAGCGTATCTTTCGAACATAAATGTATATAGAGAAGATTCTGTATATGACTATATGTTTACCTCGGAAGTTCTTACTGCAGAAGAATTAAGTGATACAGCTTATGGTACTTGCATAACGAACAACATGAATGTTGATATTACGCTTGCAAATGCTGTTCGCAATTGCGGTGGTAACTGTAAAGATGGTGCGGATTTAGTCAATGAATTTTGTTTGATTGTTTTACATCAAACTTTGACAGAACAGCTTTTAATCTTACTTTCGCAGAAGATTAAAAACACAACCGGATTAAGCAAAATATATGCTGTTATGAGTCAAGAGCTTGACAAATATCTTGTTTCGGGATATCTTACGACAGATAAGATATGGACAGACAATGACTTGACTGTTACTTACAATAGTGCTCAGTACACAATCATTGAAAAAGGTACGGCTCTTGATAACGGATATGTAATCACAATATTGCCTTATGAATCGCTTTCCGATACTGATAAAGCTGCTCATAAGACACCTCCCATTTATGTTATTATTGCGGAACAATATGGAATCCGTATGATAACAATAAATGGTGAAGTAATTTAAGGGAGGTATGAACAATGAAAAGATATTCTCTTGCAAATTACATTCTTTCAATTGAACCTAAAAGCTCGACGATAAAATCTATGTTTGGTACAATTTCAATTGGTGGTCAAGGGTCATATCTTGGATCAATCAGTTTGAGCGTTACTGGAACATTGTGGACAACGAAGGGGTTTGCTACTGGAGCTTGGGTACATGATAAAGACCTTGATAGAACTGGAACATGTAAAGTAACTTTGCACCAGCTTTCGAATGAAGTGTTAAAATTCATCAAACTTTGTAACATTTATTACGGAGGAGATTATGATGGATGTACTCTCGCAGTAAGTGATGCTAAAGGTAATAGAATAGCTCTGTGTGAAGATTGTTATATTTCAGATTTCCCTGATCAAACTTTTGGTAAAGAATCTGCTTCACAAGATTGGAGCTTTACATGCGGTAAAGTAACCTTCCAATAAAATATAAAAGACTTCTTCATGAGCTCGAAGAAGTCTTTTATTTAAAACATATAGAGGTCCTACAATATAGGACCTCCTTTTTTATTTTGCAATATATATTTCAAGTGTTTGCCCAGCATACAGAGCGGATTTGCAATTATTAAGTTTTTTAACCGCCATTATCCATGCTCGGATATCATCGTCTTCTCCGCAATATTTCTTACCTAAGTTCCATAACGTTTCTCCGCTTTTAACAACGTGAGATTCCGTTGTGTATTCGCTTGTATCGATTGTATACTGTCCTGATGCTTTGATTGTAAATGCAAAGATAAAAACAAAAAGCAGTACAATAGCGATTATTCCTATTATGAGTTTAAATGATTTCATTTAAATACTTCCTTTCTATTCTATTTGGGTGGAGCAGGTTGTGTGCTCCACCTGTTATCTAACCGAAATTCTATCATAGAACTTTTGAAGAATTTCGGGGGAGAACGTTACTGCTACGAACTTGTTTTCATTAGCAGTTGCAGTGTTTCTGCTGTTCTCTCTGTGCGTGAGGAAATCCGATATTGCATTGATTGCTCCCCAAGCAGTTCCTTTGAAGTTTGCGTTATCGTCTTGTCTGTAAGCTCTGAAGAACTGGTCTCTTGCGTGTTGGACTCTTTCTTTTTGCAGATCAGACATTTCTTCTTTGATGGGAAGAACTTCGTCAACAAATTTGGTAAACTGATTCGAAGTGAATTTATATGTTGCTAACTTTTCAGCTTCTGCATTGAGTGTTTGCATATACTCAGCGACTTCGGAGAAAGTCTTTTTAGCAATGAGAAGTTTGTCTGCTAACGAAGATGTGTGCTTGAGAGTGATTGTGTTATGTGCGTTTCTAAATGCGATTGACATTTGATTCTGACATACAATTCTCAAGGGAGCTATGCAAGCTCTTACAGGATATCCTCCATTAAAGGAGTTTTGGAAAATTACATATGGTGTAAATTTGTCATTAAGAATTGTCACATCAGGAAGCTTGGTGATTACATATACCATACCGCCTTTGGTAATTCCTGCTTTGTCGAATTTGAGATCGCCTGAAACGTAATTCACAAAATCGAAAGCATCAATGTTCTGACATACATTGTAATCTTCTCCGACTATTCCGAGAGGTTCGAGTGTGTCATCTCTAAGAGTAATGACTTTCTTCGGGATTACAATTTCCTGTCCATTGTAGTTAGCCATTAACGGAGCTTTCTCAACGTTGAAATTGAGATTTGCTTTTGTCAATGCCGATTCGATATCACTTACTGAAGAGATATCCGTTCCGATGTTCGCCCATGTTGTTGTTCTTGTGTTTGTCATAATAATTTACCTCCAAAACAAATTTTGTACTTTCATTATATACTCAATTTTTTTGAAAGTAAATACTTTTTTTGAAAGTTTACAAAAAGTTCATAATTTATATTTTTCATGCAAAAAGGATTTAAATTTTTCAAAATCGTCAACACAAATATAATCGATGCCTAATCGAATACATTTATCTCTCCATTTCTCTTGCATAGGTCCGAGCGATCCATTAGGAGCTTTAACTTCGATTTCGAGATGTCTTCCGTTTATTACAGCATACAGATCGGGAATACCTTTTTTATAGGATGCTCCTCCAGCTTGCCTGCGTTCATATGTTACTTTTTTACCATTTTTTTCTAATTCATTTAAATATTTAATTATCGGGTTTTGAACTCTTTTTTCGGGGGTCATAAATATATCTCCTTCTCCAGCAAGGCAAATTTAAGCTGTAATAAACGTTTGATATTTAAGAGTATAATTTCATTAGTATGAGTATAAAAATCACTCTTGCGATAATTCTTGTACTCTGACGAGGTCGCTTTGAAACATTTCATCCGAATAGTTTACAGATTCTTTCAGAGCTTTTATCATTGCTTTATCAAGCCAGTTTTCCTGATAAAAGAAATGATATTGCACATTTTCTTTTTGTCCGATCCGATGAATGCGTTTTATACCTTGCTCGTAATGAGCATATAGAGGTATAGAAAACAGAATGCATTTGTTATAGAGCTGCCAATTAACTCCTGTTGATCCGCTTGCAAAATTAGCTAAAATAATGTTTTTCGTATTTACTAATCTTTCGGATTCGGATTGATTTGAAAATTTCTCATAATTTTTTAAGCTTTTAATTTCTCCGCAATATACGTCGGTATTATATCCGATATCAGTACATAATTCAAACAATTCATATAATTCGGGTGTATAATTATAAAACAATACATAGTTTGATTCGTTTTCGATTAAAAAGCGTTTTAATTGTTCTAATCTCCTTTTATCGTACCATTTTGAATCTTCTGCATTGCCTTGAAATCCGATTGATAACTGCCTGCATCTCAAATGGAAAGCTGCCGGAGTTTCCGCAATCCATCTATCTGTTGGATAATCAATATCCCGATAAAAAGGATTATTTACTCTTTTGTCTTGCCCTTTTTCTTTTTTATCCAATAATTTAAATAGAGTTTTTTCGGGTATTTTTTCCGAGGTAAAAATCTTAAATTCTTCGCTTACTGGTAATGTATGATTGATAAAGATTTTTTCCGGGAGATCAACAACATCTTTTGATTTAATCGTAATCGCATACCTATGTATTACGTCAAATAACTGATCTATGTTTTTATATCCAACGATTGGTTGTTGCCAACCGAGCAAACCTCGGATATTGCCTCGAATACAGAATTGATCGATAAATTGTGTTTTAGTGTCAGTATATCCGAGAGTTTTAAGTTGTGAGTATAAATCAATATATCCGGTTGTAAATGGTGTACCAGTTAAAAGATATGTGTATACTTTTCGAGCTCTCAGCTCTAATTGAGATTTAATCTTGTTGATTGCAAGAGTTTGCAACGAATTGAGATTTTTCATTTTGTGTGATTCATCAACAATTATTGCTGCTTTATGTCCTGCACATGATTGTATAAATGATATTACATTTTTTCGCAAAGCACATTTTGCGTTTGATGATTTATCCCGACTAAACAATGCTTCATAATTTATTAAGAGCACTTCGGGAATTGTTTCGTCAAATTGACTATCTTTTTTTATACGATGAGTATAATTTATATTGCTCTGTTCTGCCCAGTAAAGCCATGATCCTTTTTCTTCTTTCGTTTCAAGAGCTTTGGAATTGATTGTGATTATAATAATTTTTGTACATTCATTTTTCTCAGCTAATGCAAGAGATATCGGAGTTTTACCTAAACCCATATCAATAAATATACCAAAGGATTTTCTATCGGCAAATTTATCAACGATATGCTTTTGAAACGGATAAAGCTGCTCGTATATACTCATAATCTTATCTCCTTAATAAAATTGAGTCCGTTTTAAGGCGAACGGTTTTCTTAAACCTTTTGGAGAGATTATCATAACAAATCGAGTAATGCGGTTTCAAGATCGTCGTAAGTCTCGCCAACAACATTCATTATGGTGGGAAGAAGGACCTCTGTTCCGTCTTTTTTATGATACGGAAGATTTGCGACTTCTTCGTTAAGTCTTACAACAAGATAGCAGGTTTCGTCACCCCAAAAATCATTTTCGAGCAGAGCGTACTCTTCGTTACTGTCGATTATGCTCCATTTATTTTTATATCCTTTTACCTTATAATCTATCTTAGAATTTAACATCTTACTTCTTCTCCTCTTTCTTTAAAATTGCAAGAATCTCTCTGCGAGTGTATTTTTCTTCGTTCGAGCAAAGCCAAATGATTGTTGCTATTTCCTGCAAAGATGCTCCATGCTGTACCATATATATAAGTTTGTTGATTTGCGTATTCGTTGCATCTGTGTACCATCCATGTTCTTTGCAGAGGTCGTATACTCTTCCTGCAGATATCATACTTATACCTCCTCATAAGATGCAACAAGCTTGATAATTTGATCCGCTCTCAATGCGAGAGCATTACGCTCATATATACATGCCTCGATGAGCTTAGGATCATCAACGTTGTTAAACGTGTTGTCAATGTTGTTAAGTTGCTTAACGATCTCATAAAACTCGTTTTTGAGCTTCTGAACTTTTTCGTTTACTTGCGGTTTCTTTTTCAATATCATTATTGTTCCTCCTTATCCTATTCTTCCCGAATAGTCATACAATGCTATTTCAAAATCAAATGCTTTTGGGTATTTCTTCTTTATAAGATTTAAGCATTTTTCTGCAGTATTTCTACTGCGAATTGCCTTACCTCTATAAGTATCCACATATTGCGTATCATCACTTTCAGGTATGTAATAATGAATCTCATAATATTCATCATTTATCATAAACGAATCATCCTTTCTGTGCCGGATTTAACCGTCCGGCTCGGTTTGATTTGTACTACCAAGGACAATATCCCAATAAATCTATTATTTTAGCGTTTAACCGCTTTTCTTGTTTTTCATTGTATTCTTTAATATATGCTTCTCTTTCACGAAACTCTTTCATTAACTCGTCGTATTCATCAACCGTTCCGTCAAATCCATCATATCCGCAAAGTAATAACAAATCTGCTGCCCCGCCATATCCATGTTTTTGATCTTCTGCATACTCGATAAAATCGAATCTGTTCATTAACTTCTTTTCGTTCATTGTTAATCTCTCCTTTTGTTATTTTGTACTTTCATTATATACCTTATTATTTTAAAAGTAAATACTTTTGAGAGATTGTTTACAAAAAGTTCACAATTTGTTTTAAATTATTCCTCCGTAATAATGAAGAGCAAGTCGTATACAAGCAACAAAACCGTCTTTTGTCGTTATATATTTTACATTTTCATCTTTTGATTTGCTGAACTTAAAATTTTCTATATCTCCTTTTGTGAAAACGCAAGATTTATCGAGCAATATAAGCTTCTTGCTGAATGCAAGGTTAGTTTGTGCGACACTTTGATCAAAGTCTTCGATCTCGTATCTTTCGACTGTTACTTCTTTTGTGACCATACCTTTTAACGCTTCTGTTGCTGAGCAGTCAATAAACAATGTCTTTTGAGGAGCGAACTCTCTGAGCTTTTTCATTCCTTCTTCAACCGCGGCTTTGAACTGAATTTCTCGTTGCACAATCAATTTTGTTTCTTCTCCATATTGTACAGCAATTTCAAGAGCTTTCCAGCTATCTCCTTCTTTATTAAAGAAGACCGTATTATATGTAAGTTCCAATTTAGATGAATCTATTATATTCTGATCGTTAAACGCTCGTCCATACACAGCATATCTCTTGTCCATAAATACAAACAATATCAACATCGAGAATGCATCGACGATATCATCATGTTCAACAATGGGAAATGCTAATAATCTGTTATACAGATTATCCATTGCTTCGCTGAACTCCCATTGCATAGCGAGCTTGTTGAACTCGGTCCGAACTAAAATTACGTTACCCGAGGTCATATATAATGTAGAGGATTCAAGTCTCTGTACTTTAGAAGCTGTTCCCGGTTGAAACGCTTGCATTCCCGGAACTTCGTCCTGCAATTGTTGCAAAATTGGCGATCCGTTTCCTTTATCCTCAATTATCTGACAAATACCGGGATATAATTCGCTTAATGTTCGGACGTAATTAACAGATTTGACAAACGCTAAACGTTTTTCAAGACAATCTGTAATATACAAATTTGATCCCACTTTATAAGCGAGCACAGAACCGAGATAGTCTGAAGTATCTTTATCTTTGACTGGGAAGTCGTGAGAAGAGTATATAATATCTGCGTTCTCAATACCGGGAGTGTCGGGTAAATCTTTAACTGTAATCATATCAGGAGTTATTATCGCTTGATCCGAAGCAATCGGATTCTGCAAATACTGAGCTTCCCATGCACTGTTTGTGATACGATTTTTAATCGTTGAATAATCTCCAAATTGCTCGGGAAACAAATAATCACCTTTATTGAATGTAATAATGTCTCCACTTACTGGACATACTAAATATGTTTTATGCGAAAATTGAGCAGGAAGAGTAACAAAATTATATGCTTTGCTCAGCTTAGAATCTTTTTGAATACGACCAACAATATCATTGCAGGAAATTCTCTGCATTATATTGATTAAAATAAATTTGTTAGGATCATTGATTCGAGAAGGTAATGTCTCTGTGTAGGTTATCCAGCTGCTTTCCATTTCTTTCATATCACGAACAGAAGCAGCTACATTAACTAAGTCATCTATCAATAATATATCAGCTCCGAATCCGGTAATTGCATTCTTTGGAACTGAATACATTTCTCCGTTTCGGTTGTCTTTGATCCAGTACGCAGAGTTTTGCGTTAGTTTAATCTCAGGAAAAAAGAATTTAAACTTATCACTGTTAAGCAATTGCTGTCGTTTAAAATTCATTGTTCCTGCAAGGGATTGCGTATGACTAACAGATGCAACCTTGATCGGAGAGTTAACAAACAGCCATGTCGGGAGTAAGATGTTGAAAAAGTTAGACTTGCCATGACGAGGAGGCATGCTGATGCTCAACAAATTCTTGTTGTTACGAACGTCAATAAGCTCTTCGCCTTTTTTGATTTTCGGGAGTGTGATATCTATTTCTTCATAATCTACCCAAAATCTACTATAATATTGGAAAATTTCACAAAAGAATTTTATAATTTTACTCTCTTTCAATTCGTGAGAATCTATCTCATCCCAAAAATACTTGCAAAATGAATAAGCATCTTTCTTAAAGAGCTCTTTATAAAGCATTCTTTGTAATTCTGTTAACTGTTCCATATTTTATCTTCCTTTTATATTTATATAAAGAGGTGTAGACATTTTGTCGACACCTCTTTTTTTATAATTTATTAAGCGAACACTCCGAGAGCATCAAGCATAAGTGTCATTGCTTTTTCAATTTCTTCGTTTTCTTTGCAAATATCAATCGCTGATCTAAGCTGTTCCGCTCTTGTTGATAACACGTCTATTTGTTTTGCAAGCTGCGTTATTTGTTCTTCTTCAGATTTGATAAACTCTTCGAAAATATCGTGTTTCTCATCGTTTTTGATAATTTCGATAAGCAATTCCTGTTCGGATTTTACTTTTTTAGCATTCTCAAGAGATGCTTGCATTGCATCATACATTTCTTCAAGTCTGTAAAGTTTGCTTTCAGATTTTTCCTCCGGTTTTTCAAATTTACTTACATTATTGTCTTCCATTTTCATTTCTCCTTTATTTTTATAGTGATCCTTTTTTAATATGTTCTATCAATGTGTTTTTATTCATTGATATAATATTATCTGTGTTATAATCGTATACCTTATATGTCGATTTTGTTAAGTTATCAACATCAAGTATGGGTTGTGGCGAGCATCTACAATTCGGAAATTCTCCAGCATTTCCTCGCATATTATCTCTTAAAGGTTTTTCCATTGGAGGTCTCCAAAAAACAACAACGTCGTTCATTTCTCTGTGGGAAGGACGAGTTCTGCGATCATTAGATGCTCTCCATACATAAGCAACACTCCCGAGCTCTGTTGCTCTCGTTTGTAAAATGACGGTTTGTAATTTTGCTGTTTCCGTTCTCGCAATGAGCTTTGCGTTAGTCCACCCATGTTTTTCGAGTTGTCGCTGGAATGATCCTCTATTGAGCTTGCCCTTTGCAACCTCTTCGATTAACGTTGATGTATATTTATGCTCAAGGACCTTTAATAATTCTCGGGGTATTGTCTTGATCATAGTAAAATTCTGTTTAACTGCTTCACTCATTACATTTGCTTCGTACTCAGTGTATGTTTTCGGTAAAGCAATATAATGTAACTTTTTAGCAGCTTGATAATATTTTCGCCATAATCCTCGCTTATTATTGATTCCTTTTTTAGCGAGCTCTTTTGCAAATTTTGTTGCAAATTTATTGTAATCATCGGATGATTCGAGAATTGTCACTGCTTCAACAATGTCTAAATAATCTCCCTGAGATAATTTATTCACTCTTGCTTTAGAGTAAACTTTCTTAAAAACAACCGAGTAAATATCTTTTATTTGTTTTTCAATCTGATTATTCATCCGGAACAAACTCACCTAACCTTTCCCATATACGATTAACATAATATTCAAAATCAATTATTTCATTCAATTCTGATACAACCGATTGAGATCGAATATCATCATTATAAATAAATACATTAGCAGGTAATCCTGCGATTTTGGATTTTGTGTGTTTTCCGTCTCTAACTTTGTTTTTGTAAATTGCTCCACTACCGAATAGCTTGTTAAGCGGAAAAACTCGATTTATTCCGTAATTAAGCCGACGTTCTCCGCTTTCATCCTCAAAAGATAAATAATCAAAAGAGTTTTTCTTTGCAATAAATTGAAAAGCTAACAAGTTATTTTTGTACATTTCTACGGTTTTTTCAGGAGTAATTCCGTATATAAGATAATCAACAATGCCTTTGGATATAATTTGAGATTCTTTTAAACTCCATATTTGCTCTACTATAGGATTGTCAAGCTGATTATATGCTGACAATGCTTCACCCTTAACATTCACCTTACCGTTTTTAATATAACAATAGTTATTAACATCTCGTTGCCAAATATTAGAAATTTCGTCAATCTCTATAGTAAATCCTGTACGAGCTTCCCATTCTCTAATTATACCAATTATCTCATCGACATTATTCCAATCTTTCGGCTCTGCGATAATTCCGTCTGTGTTGCTCTGAATTACATTTACTTTGCCTTCAAGTTTTTCGAGCAGATCAACAAGGAATAATTCTCCAGTGACTGTTACGAGTTGCCCTTTGTTGGGATCGTAAAAATCTGTATATTCGTTCATCATTGATCCAAATACAGCAAGTAAAACTACTTTATACATTGCTCTTTTCTTTTTCTTTTCGGGTATCTTTTTTAATTTTAATTGATTAAAATACATTCCTTTATAAATTTCTTTTGATTCTTCATTCATGGTTCGGGGAAGCAAATCATAATTGAGCATTACAAGGTTGTAATATCCGGAAACGTCAAAATAAAGAGCTTTATCGACATATACTTTTTTTAATGCTCCATGAATGCCTCCAGCAGCTAAGTAATGTTTGCATCCACAAAAGGTTTGCTCAAGCTTAATGCCTTTTTTAAAGTCTTCATTCAAATAAAAATCAATAACTTGCTGGTTTTTAACTTGAAGAGTATCGTATATTTTAGGTTTTATTATTTGATTTTCAATGCCTTTTATCTTCTTAGCTTTAAGTACATAAGCTGCAATTTGAGTTTCCGTCATGGTTAAAGCTCGCCAATCGAGATTAAACTCTTGCATCAGATTTATTCGCAGTTCAAAATCATAATATAATGCTTTAAAATTATCATATGTTTGATTCAAATCATCCTGATTATATTTTTCCGTCTTAATTTTTTCTTCTGCTGTAAGCGGACGATCAATACCAAAGTCAATTTCTGATGTTGATATATTTTTCCCGACTGCTAATTCTGTGATTTTAAGCGAGTAAAATCCTCGGGATTTCATTGTATCATATGTAATTCGAGGTATTGACGATCTCTTTTTAAACTCTGTGTTGATTATAGATTGAGATACAATATATGGATCGTTATCTTCGATAATCGCTTCAAGAATATGATTGTCATATCCTATGTTATTATGTCCGACCCATATAGCATTTTTATTTTGGTTATAAAATTGTTTAATTTTATCAATATCCCAAGTTTGATATAATTGAATTGTATCATCATTAACAATAAGAGCTCCGAGAAGAGTGTCAAATTTAAAAACTTCAAAATCGAAAATTATAATATTCATATGCTATCTCCCAATAATATTATAATTGATATTTTTAAAAAAGTAAATCCTTATTTTTTAATAATGTTATAAATGTAGTTATAATATCTAAAATTCTGATTATTCCATTTACATATATGTTTATAATCTTTTGATTTAAAATATGGCGAAGATTCAAAAATTTGTTTTATTAAATCTTTATCCTGCGTTATATTTTCGTAAAGATATGATAGCAAATAAAAATCACGTTCCGATTCATCTTTACCCGATCCCGGTGCTTGAGAATACCAAACATCCTGAAACTTAACGTTTGTTAAATATTTAAATTTCACAATTTTCATTAAATCTTCAAAAGATCGATTTTCGATTTTTTCAGCAACAGTTTCGTTTTTCTTTTTATGTTGCCTAAGCATATAAGTGTTAAGAAACTCAAATGTTATGTTTGTTAAATTATCATCGAACATCTGAATATAATTATTAGCAATCACATTGCCAGTTACAGTAACATATCTATAAGAATCTGTAGGTTGATAAAATTCTATTCCATAATTTTTATTTTTAATATAATATTTATCTATATAATTTTCAATTATTGGTTGGCGAAACAAAATTCTTAATCCTGTTCCGCTAAAACTAAATTCACAATATGCGATTTTGTCGAATTTATTTAAAATACTTTTTGCGATTTCGGTTGCTGACGAAATATCGTTAGCAACCGAAAAACAATGATCAACGTCAATAGCACAAATTTGACTTGCTTGTATAGATACTCCTATTCCTGCGTACGAATCTAAATCCGTACACAGGAATAAGTCCTCAAATGGCACAAAATCATCAATACAATTAGGTTTTGCCATTTCGCCGTTTATTTTGTATGGTTTTTTATTTTTATCTACCATACAGTATTTCAAATCTGAAAAAATGAGATTTGTGTTTGTTATTCTGTCAATTGTGTCTATCGCATTCATAATTACATCGGCAGTTCAAGTGCTGCTGCACGTTTCCATGAAATGAGATTATTCCATGTTGATTTTGTATCATCTTTGTTAACTGTTGTGCTTACCTGCACATAGATTCTTTGCCCGATAAGCAAATCAAGAGCATCTTCCAATACCTCGGACGTTGTAAACGCTTCTTTCGGAAGAAGTGATTCTCCGGGGGTTTCTCCTTCGAATTTAAGCATATCTGTTACAAAACGTTTGACCGAAGTATCGTTTTTGAGCACATAATTGATAAATATTTTACGATTTTTAGTCTTTTTTATCGGGATCAATGTTGCGTTTTGTTTTTCATCGACCTCAACAGAATATCCGTCTTCGGTAATTGTGAATTGAAAAGATACCATAGGATTGCCCGAAGTTTTAGAAAGTTTCAAATCTGTTTTATCAACCTCGCAATTATAATATCCATCGGGGAGCTCCGAGTAATTTGTGCTTTCTGCAGATACGTCCGTAAGATCGGTTTGCTTGAGCAGATCGTCAAGCTGGGAATACAATGATTTTTCTATAGCCATAATTATCTTCTCCTTATTTCTTATTGTTTAAAGCTGCCAATTTTGCTTTGATGGCTGCTATACGCTCTTCATTTGACAATTGTTTTGTTTCAACAACAGGTTCTTTCTTTTCTTCTACAACAGGTTCTTCTTTTTGTTCTGTTGTTGTAGGAGTTTCGACTATTGTCTCAGACACCTCAATTTTTGTCTCTGATTTGCGTTTTGCTTTAACAGGTACATTTTCTTTATCTATTTTTTTATCACGACTGGAAGCATTTTTAGCGGATTCTGCAAGAGGATTATTAAGTCCGATATACTTTGCAAACTCAGACCATTCAAGCGGAATATCGTGAGGCACAGAGTTCTCGTCAATTCCTCTGACAATTCCAAACTCATCCGGCTTCGGAATCAAAGACAAATAACGTTTCTTCAACAGTGTTCCGTCTTCGAGCTCTTCGTCTTTGAGATAGCATCTGAGAAAATATCTTGTGCGACCTTCGATCATATCGAGGACCTTATCGGGGATTCTGCTTGACGGTGTATATTTTGTGTGCTCTACTCCTCTGCGATCTTTTACAACCGTTGTTATACCATGCATTAACAAAATGACGTGTTTGCTCATTGCAAATAACTTACATATTTCAATAAAAAACTCGTTCCTTGTTGCATCGTATGCTTTTCCATAAGCAAGATCAGATAAATGATCTATTTTATTTCTTATACAATATTCTTGTTCACACCATTTGAAAAAATCTTCGGTTAAATCAAGAACGATTGTCTGATATTTGTCGTATTCTTCAGTATTAAGTTTTTCGAATACTTGTTTTGCCTCCGACCACGAATTGACATTGACGTGTGCTTCGGGGTCTGCTCCAAATTCTTCGAGCCATTCATAGTTTCCATCCGTACAAATGAAAAACGGATTGGGTGCTTTGCTTGCAAATACGGATTTACCGACTCCGGGTTCTCCGTATAATACCATTTTTACACTTTTCATGATTATCTTCTCCTTTTTAAATTTTAATTATAGGGTTTTTAAGATATTTCAATACAGATTCATAATTTATTGTTTGATAAGTTATAGTTAGTGCGTTCACTGCCTGCTGAACGTCAAATAAACTATAATTATAATTATCCTCAATACACTTAATCCATATCTGTATTGCCTCAACCGTAAAATTGATTTTACGTTTGACTTCGATTCGGGAATTGATGAAAAATCCTTTGTCTTTTGGATGTCGAGTATATCGATCATAATTGCTCAAACTAACAACAATATCGTCTCCATCAACACAAATTTGATATTTGTTGTTAAATCGCTCGAGCTCTGATTGCGTGAGTAACTTAATGTGATTTCTCGCCATATCTTACTTCACCTCCATTCTCGTTTTTAATTATATCACAATCAAAATTAAATGTAAATACTTTTTTTAAAAGTTTTTAAATTTATTTTTCGTTACTATAAGTATACACATATTTCTCAAGCAGAGACTCGTCGACATAGTCGAAATATTTTTTGAATACTTTTTCATCAGGAAACAGGTCCAGCTTATTCTCATCTACGCATTTCTTAAAGAGCTCGTATTTATTGAGAACAGATTTAGAATTTATTGTCTCCATATCTATCGGAACACAATCTCTGATCTCTTCTATTATTCCTGTATCAGGATTCAAAATATGATCCTTAATGCTGTAAAGGTAATGAGCATCGGGAGTGTGATAAAAAATATCCCAATAATCCGATTTTCCATACATTCCGTTTGCAGCTCCGTAATTTATAAAATATGACTGATTATCCAGTATAATCTGTGCTGTATCTGCCATATTTGACAAATTAGCAATATAATCTGTTATATATTTTTCGTTCAGAGAGCTTACCGGAAATTCATGGTAATTGATATAATTTTCGTCATTTATATCATACTCAAACTTCATGCGACGTAAAAACTCATCGAAGTTCTCGTTTTTCTTTTGCCGGATTGCAGTTTTCCTTATGTTAATTATGCCTATTTTAACAATCGGGATATCGGGAAACTCAGAGCGAAGTAAGAAAATATATCTGTATATCTGATCAAGATAATTATCCCATTGCGGTTCATATGTTGATGTCTTATAATCAATCAATACAAATCCTTTATCCGTAAGCAAAAGCAAATCGATAATACCGACAAAATCGTGATTTTCTTCAAACTTGTTGGAAGAAAGTTGCCCAGTAATATATATTTCGTGTTGCTCATCTTCCAATTTTAACTTTTCGCCTGTCACACTATCAAATAAAATCTTATTGAATAATTCGTTTTTGTGCTTGAAATATCCATGTACCATTGCCTCTGCAAGCAATTGATCTCTCGTATATTCCTCCATTGGGAGATTAAAATACTCAGTTAAATCTTCGGTATTGTGTTCTATACCCCAATGCACAGCCGATCCAACAGATAATGCCGATTTTTCTACCTTTTTGGATATGCCTTGAACGTATTGTAAATAATATGTCATCGGGCAAGTTAAAATCGTAGATAACTTAGAATGTGATAGTTTCATTTTACTTCTCCTTTTATAATCTCTATTGTTCTATCATGTATGCGAAATCATCCGATTTAAACATCAATAATCCAAACCTAACTATTTTTTCTGTTTCTATCATATTTTTCAATTGCTCAATCTGAGATTCATTATCGAGTGTAATAACAAACGGTTTTCTCTTGCATTTTAAATATAATTTAATCGTTATTTCTTTATACATCTTCATTTTTATCCTCTCTTTATTTCTTTATTAAATTTCCTTCAGCATCTTTTATGAGTTTTTGCTGATGAATTTCCATAAAAAATTTTGTTTTGCTGGAATTAAGATATGCAGGTTTTTTATTTTCTCTACACCAGTTTAAAAAATCTTCTTCGGTTACTCCACAAAGTTTAAGTGCATTTTTATTTATCATTTCCTTTTCCTCCTTTATTTGTATCGTCTATAAGTTGTAATAAGTCTTTTGTTGGCAATGTGCTCAAATATGCTGTTTCTTCCGGTGTAAGCATATCTTCTGCATCATAAGTTTTGATTATATCCTGTTTTTCCTTTTTATTGCTTTGTTGTATAAGCTGCCCAAGTGTAGCAACAGATAAGTTTTTAATTTGTACATCTATATCTTGCATCATAACAACACTTGGGTCTTGCAGTGCATTTTGTTTTAATTCATTTAATCTAATTAACTGATCTACAATTTTTAGTTTGTCCGCTGTCCGAAGCTGATCTCCTGTCGGCACATTTGCTCCTGTCAACAGACAAGTTAAATATCCTCCGATCTCATCGAGATTTAACAACCGGGTTGCAAATTGTCGATGATATAACGCTAAGTTTATTCGCCTGATCTCTTGCTGTGAGCCATAGGCAATGAAAAATTGTCTTGCTGTGTCCATATCAATTCCTGCAAGATCGGCAGCTGTGTTTACGTTTTTAAACTCAACATATTGTTTGACAAATTCTTTCTGTGCTGGAGACATTTTATATTTGTCTTCGGGATCAACCTCGAGCGAATATTTCGGATTTGTTTCGAGCTCATTTTGATAATTTTGCTGTAATAATTCTGTTCGAGATTGTATGATTGCTAAATGCTCTTCTTTTTTCTCAAGTTTGGTTGACACAATATAATTCGCCTCCTTACCTTAGAATTTTTAATCTGTTTTTAGCCAATGATACTTTAACGTAAGGTTTGTTTGCTCCGATATACTCAAAGTTAGATATCATATATAATTTTTTAAACGAGGACGTAAAGCTGGTCGATGGCGAGATATCTTTAATAATTGATTGTATTGCTCTTACCGACATATACACGTCATGCTCGGTAAAGTATGACATAAACAATTCGGTATCTTTGAACAAATCAATCATTGCATCATAATTTCGAACTCCTAACTCAGCCATACCATTAGATTGATACAACCTATGTTTAAGTATGTCAAAGAACATAATTTTGCTTTCTTCTCGGGTTTTATCGTTCGTTTCGATATATTTAACAATCGTTGTATTATCAATTGCCTCGATTTTTTCTTTGATGTCTAAATCTACATCTGTATATGTGTTGCTCCAATCGTTATATCCGAACTGGAAATTCTTTGTAAAATTTCTTGTTGCATTAAGTATTCCATACATAGCAAAATATACATATGCTGTTGTATTCAACGGATTTGTTTTTAATTCGGATAAATTATCAGAAAAAGTAGTATCAAAATAATCTCCGAGTTTAAGGAATTTTTTAGCAGCATCCCATTGATAATATATTTCCAGCATATTTATTCTTCTGCGGAAACCTGTCGTATTATCCGAAAATTTGATTTTATCTTGATCATTTCCAGCAAATACATATTTACAATTGATAAATCCTGAGTATTTACTTACTCCTTTTTGCTCAATCGTCTGATACATTGATCCTGTCAATGCTTTTATCATTTTTGATTCTGTATAAGTTTTTGCAGACGTTTCGAGGAATATATTATGACATCTGTTTTCAAGTGCTCCTGTGATAAATCTGTCATTCTCAATTGCATCAAGATCGTTACTCGCTGGACGAGGTATAACTCTGTTCGTGAAGCATCCGTCAAACAGTGAGTTCTTTCCGTTTTGCCCTGATCCAATAAGTAATATAAAATACTGCGAAAATGATTGTAATATTGTATATCCGAGAATTTCGCATAAATGAGTAAACCGAGCAAGCGAAAATTTATGAGAATGATCATGTGCTATATTATACATAAGTTCAAAACAGAAATTACGATTTCCGGGAAGTTTTGTAAAATCTTTCATGATCTCAATAAAATCACTTAATTCTGTCTCGAAAATATTAACTCCTAAACTCTCAAAATCATAATCCAAATACCATAAAATAACATATGCTGGATCGTACAAATATATTGTGTTTGAAATGCGTTCGAGCTTGATTATATCATATTTGAAAAGCCAATCGTTTTTTGCAAAATCAAAAACACCATTTCGAAACGCAACACAAGAATCAGGAATCATTTTCACGTTATCGGCATCTGTGTTATTATCAAAAGATACCTTCCTCAATGTTGTTTTAAGATTTGCAGTAAAAGATGCAACAATGCGATTTATACGCTCATCAATCTCTTCACTTGTTCTCGGGAAATATTTATATCTCAATAATGCATATATATTATCAATCAAAATTTCTTTTGCTTCCTGCTTTTCACAAAATTTAAAATTGATCGCATCAAATCTTTTTGCTATATAATTTTCTCCAAAAACATATACTTGACATTCCTGAGACAGTATCGGTCTCCAGTCCGATAACGGTCTTGATATTAGAGCTTCAGTATCAACCGCATTCGTGATGTCTTGAATTGATTGTATTCTGCTCATTTCTTGCCTCCATTAAGGTTATTTTTCTTCTTCGATATGACTCGCTATCATATCTGCAGTGTGTGTCCACAACACATTTGGAAATTTGTGTATTGCCAACGTATATTGAGACCATTTTTCCTTCTCGGTGAACGCTCCCATATGATTCAATATACAAGCTTCTTCTTCCTCTGTAATATCAATCAATGTCTTAGCAATTTCAACGGATTTTATTCCATGCCGAAAATCTGCGTTAGGATTATACTTATACGATCCGTCTTCTTGTTTGATGTATGTATTGCATTTGCATATATCATGCAGTAATCCTATAATTATCGGGGATTGTTCTCTTTGCCATTTTAATTCTTGTGATGCTGTTAACTCAATAAGAGCAATAGCAACATTGACGGAATGCTCAAACAATCCTCCTTCATATGCTAAATGATATTTTGTTGATGCAGGATCATTAAAATATCCCATGTCTAAAAGCTTATCACAAAGTTTCTCATCATCAATAAACGTTTTAAACGCTTTTATTCGCTGACCAACCGTTTCGAATTTCATTCTATCACCTCTTTTACCATTTTCGCTCCGCAATGTCGGCAATATTCGTCTTTTACTACATGTAAACGATATATGTTTAAAGCTGCATATCCCCCACAATTAGAGCATTCATATTCACTCTGAGGATCGTTTTCTTTTACTTTTTTCCAGTATGCTTCTTTCATAAAATCATCTCCTATTGAGTATTATATCACTGATTTTCTGAAAAGTAAATACTTTTTTGAAAATTTATTTATAATTTTGCTTTCATTTCTTTTTTTCTGCCATTGAGATAAATTATCGGTGACTCTGTACTGTTCGGTTTAAATTCATATTTTTCGCCATACCCGCCGTATTCCAATGCAGATGCTGTATTTACAAAGAGCTTATCGACTTTACTTATTGATGAGCTTGGTAAATGTGTCCGGAAATATGATTGTTTCATAATCATCGGCAAATGTGTATGAGAATGAATGTATATATCAGCATCAACAATACAAGCCATATCTGCAAGTCTGATCGCCTTTGCACCTTCTTTTCGTCCACCACCTGATCCATGTATACAAAAGATAGTATACAACGCTAAATCATCAGGATGTTTTGTTCGATTGTTCCCAAACCGCAGAAAAATTAAAGAAGACGTTGGTGAATATCGATCACCAATACCGAGCTGCATAGCAACAAGTTTGCTGATATCAATGCCTTCTGTGCGGTATGTCCGATATTCATGATTGCCTTGATTCATAGCAATTATTTTATCTTTTATCGGGGTTAAAAAATTAACACACATCTCAATTTGTTGCATTGGAGAATATTCCTCAGCATAGCAATCGGAGACACTTGATTTTGTTGCTGTGTTCATTAAATCACCATTTAGAATACAGTAAGCATTTTCATTTTCTGCAATCGTTTTAAACGTTGCATTTATTTTATCTTTGTTGCAGAATTTGTCTCCAATGTGTAGATCAGCGATTGTGTGCAATTCGATTTGTTTCAATGTTTTTGGCAATGTTACTTTTATAACGTTCAAAATTCATACCACCTTTTTATTTATTATTATTGGTTTTTGATATTCGCCTAATATATAATTTTTATTTTCTGCTTTAGGGTACGGTAAGATTTCATAATTCAAATGATTTATCCATTCTTTTTTTTAAACGTTTATTGTGTGTTGCAAAATATACATATCTATTTTTTGCTGTTCTAACTTTTCTATATAATTCAATTTCTGTATTTGTATAATGTCTCGAATGTTTATTTCCTTCTGTGTATTTATCTGTTCTTTCTTTAGTTTGACCTGTATAAATAAAATTTGTTGCTTGATAAATATATCCATTGTGATGCATTCCTGTGTCTGAATATGATACAATAATCCAATTATAATCTTTACAAAAATTTAATACTTGTCCGACAAAATGAGACAACGGTAAATTTAAATTATCTATTCTACATAATCTATTTAATTCATAAACATTTTTAGAATATTCCTGTCCACAAATACCAACACACAGACAGTTGCTTGCTGGTTTCCCGAATGTACATACAGCAACAAGTTCGTTATCAACATACCATCCGAAAGCTTTTGATATTTGCGGTTTCCGTCCAGCATAATGTCGAGGTTTTAAAAATTCCCAAGCTTCCTTACTCGATATTTCAATTATTTGTTCGTTTATATTTAACATTATATCACCTTTAAGCAGAAAAATCTATATTTATTTTTCTATTTTTTGTCTCGCTGGAATATCCTGTAATTCGGGATGTTTTTCTTCTGTCCATGCCAATCCACATAAATTCCAAATAGCTGCAATCAAATGATCTTCATCGTTATATCCATCAAGATATTTAACTAAATGCCTAAATGCACTATCAGCAAAACTGTGTGTCGGAATACCTTTCTCCCAGTTCCTATCTCCGTATTTTTTACAACCGTTTTCGTAATGTTTTGCTAATCTTAACAATACGCACATAGGCAACAAATCAAATCTTCCTTTTCCTTCGTGCATGTCTCGTACTGCTCCCGATTTAAATTCTGTTCTTTCTCCGCTATCTTTGATTTCCATAACTCTATTTACTCCTTTTTGTTATTATTTCAGAATATGGTAATGTTCTGATCCATTTACAAAACTCTCTCCATTCATCGAGCTTGTGATTTCCTCGTTGTCTATGAATTTGAGCCAACACTTCATAATTGACTTGATACGTTCGTCTCTGATTATATGATGACGGAAGTAATTGAATCATCTGCCACCAGTATCGAGGATCGAGCGTTTCAATATATTTCTTACGATAATAATTTAATAAATTGATAATATAAGATAAACATGTTGTTGGATTCTCATAATACTGATTTTCTCCGTCGTTTTCGTCGTAACTATCAGGTAATCCATTAAACAAATGTTCATGAGAAAAGTCATCGAGCACAAATTCTTTAGCGTGTATCTTGTGCATTGTTGAACAAGAATCACATACTGTTCCAACCTTATATGTGTCCATTTCCTTATACCAATAAAGAGGAGCAACAGTATCAAATGTCACTGTGATCATTCTGCGATATTTAGATTGCTCAGGAGATATATTCATTCTCTTCATGAGCTCTAAATCATTAGGACCTATATTAAGTTCAGGATCAAAAACACTGTCGCTTCTATCCCAGCTATTATATGGATTGCGTAATCCTCTGATTGCAGCTTCCCAACCGTATACTGTCACTTTTTCTATTTTAATCATTTTATATCCTCCATTTATTTTTCTTATTCGTATTTGTATTCATACCCGAAACTCCTTACAATGTCATACCCATCGCAATCCTCGTCGTATACAAGAATAGGACGATCACAATTAACATTTTTCGCAAGCGTTTTGCATCTCATATCAATATAGTCAATATCAAATTCTTTTGCAACCGCTAATTTTGCTTTATTCCTACTGACATCGATTGTATAGCAACACCAATCATAATTATTATCCGAGATTCTATATAGATTGTATAGCATTATTTATATCACCTCATTCGGATATACTTCTTTAAATTTTTTAAAATCTTCCTCTGTTTTTAATTTTGCTTTAATTTTACTTACTTTTTCTTTTGTTCTTTTTAAAGCATTAGCATTTGCATTAGTATAAACAGTAAATACGTTTTCATCTATTGATTCTTTGCACCAATGTGAAAACTCTTTCAAAAGAGATTTAATTGTATCAAAATAATATGACACAACATAAAAATGCCCGATATCTTCTCTCCCAAAACTAAAATCAACAAAATAACGTGTTTCTCTAACAATATATAAATAAATATTAGAATATTTCATTTTTCTACCTCTCTTCTCCTTATAATAACTCTACATAGCACCAAGATTGTGGCGGTCTTTTAAGTATTTCGTTTTTCTCGGTATCAAAATCGGCAACGCAATAATTTTCAAATATTCCACATTCATCGCCCATAACATAAAACTTACACTCATCACAATCTCCTTGATTACAACAACCAAGAGCAACGGGATGAATAAAATCGCTTAATTCTTTCGGTTTATTATATTTTATTAAATTCGTTATCGAAATAGCTGTAACATCTTTTTGCCCGTTGTTTGTGTATCTCAAAATATCTTGTGCTAAAATGCACCCTTCAATTACTATGTGTTTTGGCACACCCATACAAATTCTATATGTATCTTCGTTATATGCCGTAAATTCACCTATTACTTTTCCACTTCCTCCGTTCCTTTTTGTTTCATAAATAAATCCGATGTACACTCCGTTTATTTTTGGAGGTTTTGTTCTTAATTCGATTGTTTTTATATTATTCATAATATTGTCTGTATGTGGTTTATTTATTGAAAATAATACACTTTTCATCTTACTTCTTCTCCTTTTAAATCCATTTTAGCACCACGTTCGGAACAATAAGAATATCTTTCGGATGAGCTATTAGAGTAATAGTCAACACATCTACCATATTTAGAACAAAGGTAAATACGGTTGTGATATGCATTTCGTATCCATTCTTCTACCAATTTATTTACATCAGTGTATTTTGTCATTTCTCATTCTCCTTCTTTTTAAATCCACAACAATAACAACCTCGAATATCGTTTCCTGTAAAACCGTCAAAACAAGGAATTATTGAGTTCCACCATAAACAGAAATCGTTTACTGTCACCGGACCAATATCATTATAAAAAGTATGCGTATATTCTTTTAAATAATATTTACAATTCTCACAAAGTTCTTCATTCTTATCCTCGAATTTCCAACAATACGCTTTTTTGATGTTTTCGTAAGGAATTTGAGAATGCCACATATCACAATAATTTTCAAAATTCATACGAAGACCATCTTTATCAGTAGGAAACAAGCGAATTGTTAGACTATCATTTACATAATGCTTACAATTCATACATAGTCTTTCGTTCATTTTAGTTATCCTCCTTTAAAATCTATTTTGCTTTGCTTCGTTTTTCCTTTCTATTGCTTCTCGTAAATATTTTTCGGCACTCTCAACCGAAAGATAAGATCGCACAGAAACATTGTACCAATCATTATATGGATCAATTCCCTGTTTTTTGCACCAGCTATTTAATAGAGTACAAGTTTTTTCAAGTTGTTGTGCTTGAGTTGTGCGATTCGTTAAAAGAATTTCAATAAATGTTGGTATTTTCATCTTGCTTTTTCTCCTTTACTTTTGATTCATAATAAGGACAGTCTCCTTCATAGTAAGTTTGAACATATAAACAAGCTGGTAAAGAATCTTTTGGAATTTTAATTTCAGTTTTTGATATAAAGCCATAATTATAATTTGTAATTTTATATTCTGCACAAGAAACATTTGAATTTAAACAAAAGCCATAAGTTTTAAAACGATCATTTTTTTTGAATACTCGATAAATGCAATCTTTACAGTATTTTTCCATAGTTTAATTATTCTCCTTTACTTTTTCCTCCACCATCTTCGCACCGCATTCGGGACAATAATCAGATCGAAACTCTACAAGACCATTACACAACGAGCATTCCCAGTTGTAATACTCCGAGCGTTCTGTCTTGATCCACTCTCCGTGTTTTACTTCCTGTACATCAGCCGTTGGAAAATATGAAAGCATTTCTTTTAATTCTGTTGTATCATATATTCCGAGTTCTTTTTCAATAATTTCATCACATTGATCTGCATCAATATATCTTGCCATAATTTATATCACCTCAATCTTACTATCTTCCTCAACATAAGATAGCCACAACACTTTTTGAATGTAATCGTAAAATTCTTTTGAAACAAAAGTGTAACCCGATGATCTTTTTAATTGTGTTTTTTCATCATAGCTATGTAAAATATCAAGTTCTTCTTCATTCATTTTGCTTCTTCTCCTATATCATTTTTTTTTGTAATGCTTTTAAGTTAATCCTGTGACCACAATTTATACATCTTACAGTTTTGCTTTCTTTATCAATAGTATAACCCGCTTCGTTACCATGGTTATCATAAAGTTGCATGCCGTATATTTTTGCAAAAAATCCTTTCGTTTTACCACAAAAAGGACAGGGTTTTAATTCATAGTTATTCATCACCATCACCATCTTGCTTTATGAATTTCAGAATCGTGTTTAATAAACAATTTAATTGCCCTTACTATTTCTTCACATTCTTCCAATACTTCGCACAGATAACCGTCTTCATACCACTGCGTCATATTTTTAAATGCTCTTATAATTTCTTTGTCTTTTAATTCATTGTTTTCCCAAAACTTATTTTTCATTATATATTCTCCTTTATAAATCAATATCTTCCGTATCGTCTTGTCTTATCCAACGAATGTCAATGTTACCGCAATTCTTGCATCGAGCAACAATGACTGTGCAGTTCGTGTGCATTTCGATATCCTCGTACACACAAGGATCAAGCTCGTGTATACCATCAGGTTTGATTGTTAATCCGTTAAACGAGCATTTCATTTTTGTCTCACCTTTCGAATTTCACAGACACCCCACTCAATCAATTTCCTTTTGTATAGTTCTTCTCGAGTTTTTGATCTAATCTCCGACCATACTTTATATTTCGAGCAAGCTGCGTGACATTTGGGATGTCTATCCTCACAATTAAAGCAAGGTACATTCTTTCTCAATATTGCTTCGCAAGTATCGCATAAAACTTTCTTATCGGTTATATCTCCGCATACAGAGCACTTAGACATTTTTATTTCTCCTTCTCTCATTATATATTTTCCGAATGTTGTCATCATTACACTCGATTTCGATCGTATAAAACTTATACTCACAATCTTTGCATTTTCTCATCCTGTACACACTCTCAACGTCTGCAGATGCTGTGTCTATGACCGTTGTACGAGCTCCACATACTGGGCATGTCATAATACTCACTTCTCCTCTTTATTCCAACAATCCCAACCTTCAACAAAAATTCGCTCTGAAAATAGTCTTTTATTTGCGATATCACAATAAGTTTGAGATATGTCAAATCCTATATATTGCCTTTTATTTTTTATTGCACTTAAACAGGTTGTTCCGCTACCACAAAAAGGATCAAATACTAAATCTCCTTCGCTCGACCAAGATAAAATATGATCTGTCGCTAATTGTTCGGGAAATACTGCTGGATGTCCATATATATTATGTTTTTCGCTTGGCATTTCCCATACATTAAATCGCACTCCAATATTTTTAACAAGAGATTTTTTATCATTTGATTTGCGAAAGGTTGTTCCGTCAGGTAATCTACTTGTTCCGTGTACTCGTATCCCAGCACATTTATTTTGCCTGTCACTAATTAGATGTATGCTTTTTGGTTTGCCTTTTGAAAAAACAAACATATACTCAAAACATTGTCTATATCTTGTAGGATCGGGAAAACTAAAACTATCTTTATACCATATCATTGTATCATGTACATTAAATCCTGCTAATTTAAATGTTAATGCGTGTATGAAAGATGAGCAGCTTTCGCTTCCTTGAATTGTAGCATCATTTGTTATCCAAACAACAACACCCCCCCCATTTAGTAATTCTGTATAATTCATTAACAACAGAATCTAAATCCCAATCAAATCCATTATATTCTCGCAAATTATCATAGGGAGGAGAGGTAACTGTTAAATCAATACATTCGTTAGGTAATGTTTTCATTAACTTAACATTATCTCCACATTTAATATAATTCGTTTGCATATTTCCTCCATCAATACAGTTCAATATCAACAATCAATCCATTATTATCACTGTCGATTGACACAAATTTTAATTCCCGATCCTCTTCCTCGTCAAAGAAAGATTGTATTTCTTTCTCAGCTTGAAGCACGTCTTCTTCATTCTTGCTCTCAATATAATATTTAATCTTTGCTGGGTAATGTACAAAAATTTCTTCTAAGTCTATAAGTCTCGAAATTAACATTCTTCATTCTCCTTTTCTTTTGGATTATATCTTGATAATAAACTTTTGCATTTTAACATGCTTTCTTTAGCGACATTTGCATATTTAAAATTGCCTTGACACGAATAATAGTGATGTGTTCTTTTTATTAAATCAGATAGTTTTTGTTGAATTTCTTCATACTCTTGATTTGTCATTATTTATCTCCTCCTTATTATCATAACAATCAATTGTAAGATACCAACAACGAGTATCATAAACGAAAAATTGCCTCTTAACATTTCTTGTGTTATTGTGCGAATCAAAGTTATTATACCTCCGGTAATTCAATATCTTCCAGTATTGCTCTCACTCTAAGACAATGTAAATATTCTTCCATTGCATTAACTTGTCTGTTAAGCAGATCGAGCGAGCATTTAGGTTCAAACGGTAATCTATTCGCTTCATACTTAACGATTATATCGCAAAGTTTATCGTGTCTGATCTTTAACTGAACATACTCGGCAATAAACCGCTCTTTATAATCTAAGCTCTTCATGAGGTCTGCAGTCTCAAATAACTCCATTTTCTTTTTCTCCTCTTTTACTATTAAATTTGGCATTTTATTATCAACAGTTTTTTGTCCGTAATTAGGATTGTTCAAACAATTCTCACAACATTTTGTGTTTCCTAATATTGCAGGAAACGCACAGTCGCATATAATATTATCCATATTCTCACTCTCCTCTGAACATCTCAGTAATCACTCTATAAAACGCAGGTTGCTCTCTCTTTGTCCACTTTGGTTTTTGCTTATCGTTGATCCATTTTTGTGTGAGCTTTACTTTAAACAGTTCGGGTACGTTAAATCTTGTACGAATGCAATTAGCATTTGTTTTCGAGTATTCTGCGTAAAAGAACGGTATATCCCAATCATCTTGACGAGCATTCTGAACATGATGAGAAAACTCATCAATAAAAAACTTCTCATACTCATGCTCTTTTCCGAATCTATACTTGTATTCTCCACAAGCAGCTAATGCATATCGAACAACAAAGAACGGATAATTCTTATAATGCTCTACGACTGGATGCTTACTATATGAGCTCTTAACACTCATTGTATAGATTTGATAACACTCGAGTATTTGCTTGATCAATCGCTTATCATCCAATGCTTCAACACTCTTGTTGATATTGTCAAACGGTAAGAATATATTCATTTCACACACTCCTTATTAAAATTATAACACTTTAAGCGTACTCATTTTCTTTGAGTACGCTTGTTTAAGCATTTTTATTTTTTAGCAGGAAGTGATTCACAAAACTCAGCTGCTTTTTTAATTGTGTGGAACACTGCGTATTTACCTTTTGTGTTGAGATTAACGTAATAATAATGTGTAGCTCCTTGCATGCGGTAAATTTCGTATCCATTTACAATTTTAACGGTTTCGTACATTATTGTCACCTCCTTTCGAATATGCTTATTTAAGCATTTTTATTTTTCGATTAGCATTGTCTCGGCATTATACTGCTTACAATACCATTGATAATCTTTGAGTATATCCTTGCACTCTTCGAGCGACAACGGTGTTGCAAATTCTTTCTTCCATACAAAGTCAAAACAGTCTCCGAGCTTCCTGAAATATGATTTGCTTCCATCCTTAATTCCATATAAATTTGTTATTGCGATATACATAATGTAACCTCTCCTTTTGTTTTATTGTACCTCTATTATATACCCTATTTTCTGAAAAGTAAATACTTTTAACACAAAAAATTGTGAACAAATTGTAAATATTTTTATCGCCAAAAAACGATCATTTTTGAAACTTAAATGTACTTTTAAAAGAGTCTATATAGACATATATTTTTGGGCAAAATGTTTAAACTTTTAACTCCGATTTTCACAATAGTTTAAACATTTCATTTTTTACGCTTAAAAATGTATAATTATGCAAAAAATACCCCCAAAAATGAATAATTATACATTTTTTATGCATAAATTTTACTCAAATATTGAGTGAAGTATTTACCTATAAACAAAGTAAATCCGTTTTAACTAAATGTTTAAACTCTTAAAATCAAAAATAGTTTAAACATTTGGGTTACTTTTAAAAAAAGTATGGACAATCAAAGTTTAAGTTTTTTCGGAGTTTAAACATTTTCTTAAATGTACTTTCAAAACAGTCTCTATAGACATATGTTTTTTTCTTTTTTGTTTAAACTTTTAATTAAAATTAAGAAAAATCAAAAAATAAAAAATGTTATATTCGGGGGTATGAATATAACATTTTATATAGGTATAAAACGAAGTGGGTTAAAAGGTTAAAAGTTTAAACGTTCACACTTTTTGAGCGTGAAATTTGCTTCAAAAATTGGATAAAAAATTTTATGCATAATTTTTATAAAAAATTTTCTGCGAACGAGCTCCGAACGGATCGAATTTTTTGAATGTTCCCAGTTTGTTGTTTACAAATTTGCGATTATATTATATAATTAAAATATAAAAATATAACTACAAGGAGTGACTTATGTTGAATAATGGCGATTTGAAAAGATTCTATGCGAATGAACCGAGCTCGAAGGGCGAGGAAGATTTCGCTCGGAAAAGTGATTTAACAACAATAGAAGCGAATCCCGAGGGTGAGGCTACTGAGAGCTTGAGTAAAATTGAGATCGGTGATACGGTGTACGCAGTCAGTTCTGAAAATCCTTGGAAAATTGCTCCTCTTGGCGAAGGAGAAGATGATACTCAAAATATTGTTGATTGCTTGGAAGAATATGGTAAATGCGAATTGATTGCAGGAATTTATACTGTTGGCTGGCTTGATATGCCTGCAGGATCGGAACTTTATGGAGCTGGAACAAACGGTTCTTTGGAGGAAGTTGGTGGAGCAACAATCCTGCACGTTCCTTATGATGATGATCCCGATATTGAACAGGGTATTATAATTTCAAATGAATGCAAAATTCACAACTTGAGAATTATCGGAGATGGCGGAGAGATTCCTCAAGACTTAGGAGATCATTCGGGAATTGGAACTCATAATAGTGAGTCATACATCAATACAAAAATTTATGATGTGGTAATAGAAGGTTTTGATCAAGCAGGTATTGTTGCAACTACTGGAGATACTGGAATTATTATAGAGGATTGTTATATTGCTGGTTGTGGTGCTGGTATAGCGACTGCTCCTGCAAAGAAATGTATAATCAACAACTGCAATATTTCAAATTGCTTATATGGATATTATGCGTATAATAGTTCGGATATAATTCTTACGGATTCTATACTTCTTGAGAATACTGCGGCAATCGTGTGTGCTGGTGGTACTCAAAACATACTTATTGCAAATTGCAGAGTTGAAGCCGATGGAGGAACTGTACTCGGACTTGATGCGACTGGTGTTACATTCACTGGTGACTCATTTGGAAGTGTTGAAGTTTCTGCTACCGCAGGAGCTACCGGATTTATTATATTTACTGGATGCGTTTTTGATAGTGTGCCTACACTTACGGAGAATATCACTTTGCATTTCTCAAATTGTTGGGAAATTGCTACAGGTACGGAAGTTAAAGTATCATAATTTATAAAATAACTTTCATGAGAGAGGAGGTAGTATATGGCAGGATCGGTACAAGAAGATATGATGCGAATCATTATGCAGCATTCAACGTCTAAATTTGAAGATGATTTGATCCGAGAGAAGACTAAGCTCGAAGATTCTGTCAAAGACTCGGCAGCTTTAAAGGACTCTTACGGCAACAGTTTACTTGCAATCGGAACTGATGATAAAGTCGAAGGGTTTACAAATTGGAACTTGGACAATAACTCTCTACATTGGTCGTTATGGACAATTCTCTATAACAGTTCATGGGTGTTCAAGAGAGCGATTGACAAACCTGCACAAGACGAAATCAGATGCGGTATTACTTTGCAAGGTGTGAATGATAAGTTTAATGAGATTTATCGTAAGCTTAAAAGATACAGATTTGATTTCATTCAGCTACTTCAGTGGGGAGCTCTCTATGGTGGATCGATTGCGGTCATGATGTTCGACAACATGTCAAACGAGGACTATGCGAGAGAGATTGATATTGAGAAAGCTAAGCGAGCGAAGGCAATGCGAATGTATGTTGTTGATCGCTGGTACGGTGTTGCTCCGAGCTTCGACGATACTGTGACCGATATGAGCTCGGTTGATTTCGGAAAACCGAAATATTACGATGTTACACTTGCGGACGGAAACACTATTCGTTTTCATCACGATTTTGTCTTGCGGTACGAGCACAGAGTTGCTCCTAAACTCATTAAGAACGGAATGCTTCAAGGTTGGGGATATGCTGAAGGATCGCACATACTTAACGAACTATTGAGAGATGATAAGCTCAAAGCGAGCATACAGTCACTCGTTGATAAAGCTCTCATTGAAGTTATTAAAATGAGCGGTATGCGTGGTGTGTTCATGGGTGCGGATGCAAACAACGAAGCACAACTCAGAAAGAGACTTGAAATGGTCAACTGGGGAAGGTCCTACAACTCACTCACATTTCTTGATAAAGATGATGAATATAGTCAGAACACATTCGGAGGACTTTCCGGATTAGCTGATCTCTTACAGCAAAATATGTGGCAAATCTCTGCAGCTCTCGAGATGCAAGGCATACTCTTTGGCGATATGAAAAACGGTTGGTCAAACGATGTTGATGCACTTGAAAGATACGACGAAACAATCAACAATCGGTGCGAGAGTTATTTACGTCCAGTATATGAGAAATTCATCGGATTGCTCTTTAAGCTCGAGGATATTGAAGACAAAGTTGACTTTACTTTTAATAGCTTGTTGATGGATAAACATGACAAAGAGAGAATGGAAGGAATTAAGTTTTACGTTGATCTTCTTAGTCAAATGCTCGGTGACGGTGTGTTAACAACAAAGCTCTATGCTAAATCGATTCAAGATTATGCTATGAACGGTGTTGTTAACTTTGGACTTACTGAGGAAGAGATTAACAAGCTTGATGATAAAATGACTGAAGAGATGGAAAAAATTGAAATCTGAGGTGCTGGAGTATGAGACGAGAGGTAAGAACAGGCACACACAAACTGTACAAAGGTAGATATTTTATAGTTTTTTATGATGAAACAGATTCTCAATTTTTATACTCTTTTGATAACGCTCGAGAAATACTCAAGTTTCAAGGAAAAGCTTTAACGAGAACAAATATAAATCTAATTAACGTTGAGCTTTATCGAGCACTTAAAACAGAATATCACTTTACTCACTTTCTCACAGGAGAAGTGATGAGAGTGTATATAATAGACGTCGACGATGACGAATAACAACAAAAAGGAGAAAGTAAAATGGAAAACAAAGCATTTGTACGCATTCAAAGTTCAAAAAACATTCGTGTAACAATGGGACTTAACTGTCAGGACGTTACAAATCCTGATGCACACATTCCCGACAGACTCAAGATCAATCCTCTGTGGGCAAAAGCAGTCGTATTGATCAAACAGGGTGTCGGACTTTATCCGTCCGAGATCGCTGAGTGGAACACTGTTAAAGCTCTTGCAGCTGACGGAATACTCACGATTGGCGAGTTTGTTGATGATGCGGATGAAAACGTTAAGCAGGAAAAAGAAACATTGATTAAGAACATTGAAGAAGCAGAACAGAAAAGTACAGAGGAGAAGAAGAAAAGGGGTAAAAAATCTCTTAGTGATTTAACGGAGGAATAGTATATGGCTACTCTTTTTACACCTTGGATCGATTCCCCGGACGATAGCTCCGGGGGAAACGTCTTTAGTCAATCGGA